GATCCGGGATTGGTTTGAATTTGGAGTGGTGTCGTTGCAGTGTACCCAGCCGGAGCCGCCGTAACGTTCAAGTCGCATTTTTTGGCTACAGTGCTAATAAGTAAAATTGTGTCCGCAGAGCCGCCTGTCGGGGTGATAGCTGGCGGGTCTTCCGAGCTGGAATTAAGCACGGCTTCAACTTGGCTGGCTCCCGCAATCTCGGCGAAGTAGAAGCAGGCTTTCTGCGTACTGCCTGTGATGGACCAGTTGACAGTTGTGCCGCCCTCAGTGCCATCAGAAACCTTGGACCACACGCTTATGTGCCCGCCAGATCCGCTATCAATATAGGCATCAACTAAACTCCACCCAGGGGGAGTAGAAATCGCCGTCATGCTCCGAGGCGTGCGCATTGTGATAACCATCATATTACCGGAAACAACACCCGCCGGAATGTCATAAGCTTTGTTCGTTCCAAAGCCGTTGCCGTCATAGTCAAGTTCATGCTGAACAAAGGCCAAGCTGCTACCAGCCGCTGCTGTTGTGAAATTCAGCGTCGTATCGTCCAAAATACCCGCAAAATCATTCGGGGATGGCGCGGTGTCCCGGATGGCCCCAGCGTCCACTCGTACAGCATAAGCAGTTGAGGCATCATAATCGGAGGTCATGTAAATCGTTACATCAGTCCCGGATATATTAATCTGCCCAGGTGATGTGCCTTGTCCGGCAGTAACATCAAACACCTCTTCATTAGCAAAACCACCGCTATCTTTACGGAGAATGATATTGCCGCTGGTACCCTCCTGCACGTTTTCGTCAAACACAAGCGTGATACTAGGTGAAGTAAGTGCCACACCTGTAGCTTCATCCGCAGGTGTGCTGGATTGAAGGACCGGCCCCGTAACATCCGTAATAGTTGTTGTCGCCGTCGCTGTTGACGCCGCAGCGGGCCAAAAGAAATTCGGCGACACAGGCAGGATGTGTATTGTATGCAGTACCCCGCTGTTAAGACCCGAAATATTCACAGTGTGGCTTGTCCCTGTGATGCTTTCTTTCGTGCCCTGACGTTGCACTTGACCGACATTAAGACTTTCCGTGCCTTCTGCTACATGCACGTAGCAGAACCCATTGGCGATGCTCACGTTAAAATCTATCTGGAAGCCGTCATTTGTAATATTGCTGACCACAAGGCCCGAAATTATTGGCGCAGTGTTATTCCAAGCACCAAGAAGCGCGTCTCCATGTTCGTCATAAAACTCGGCGGTGAAGTCAAGGAACTTGAACTGGTCCAGACCTTCAGACCAATCGTCGGGTGGTGGATAAAGAGCTTCTTGCGATAGCCTTGCATACTCTATGACATCATCGAAATCGGCAGTGCTGACGCTCATGTAATCGTAAATCACCTTCATGAACATGCATTCATCGAGTTGCCTTTGTTCCTTACGGTAGTACGCCTCACCTGTCGGAATGTAGACATTATTATTCGCGGAATCTGTTGCGTCTAGCAGTTGCCAATCTACGCCGCCCTCAAAGATCGGGTATGCTGGCAAGAAGTAGACCTGATCACTCGACGCAAACGCAGGCGAAGGCTGTGCATCTATCGTCATAGTGGCAAAACCGTCTGATATGTCCACACCGGAAACAGAGGTAACGGTTGCCGTAGCGCCGTCACTTTGCCGAACGATTGTCATCCCATCGAAATTAATGCGAAGGGGGTCACCGCCTGCGCCATTGCTGCCGGTCACTACAATATCATTGCCCGAAACAGACGAGACACTGCGCAACCGCGTGAAGCAGAACTTACTTGTGTCTGAATGCGGCGTCTTAGCGTCGATAACATCCTGAGCCGTCAGCCTGAAGACACCCTGCCAATTTCCTACAAGGTCGCTTCGCAGAGAGGCCATCTCGGTCGTCTGCCCGGTAACAGCTAAATAGAACGATACAGGGCCATAGAAGAAGTTATGGTGCCCACCATCAACTCCTGGATTTACCCCTTCACCCGTTAGGGTCTCGTACCACTGCTTGCCAAACTGAGCTATACGCACAGCAATTTCACGCCGATCTGCGTCGGAGACATGCGAACTGTCTGCCAAAAGCATCATCATGGCCGGGCCAAGAAGACGACCCTGATTTCGACCATAGTTACTGCCACCGTCTAGGCCCATATTGTGAGGCGTGTAAACTTCATAGCTGCTACCATTGGCAGAGGAACTTTCCGCCTGATCCGTGATGGAGTAGCCGATGTTCAGCTTATCGAGCTGATCCAATATCGCGGCGGCTGTAGGGACTTGGGAGGTATTCGTGATCGTGTATCTGGGAAGACCAGACAAAACCGCATCGAGGTTATGCGCTTCCCAATTCAGAGCGCCTGCCCGGCCAGTCCATCCGATTGCAGCTGGGGCTAGAGTTCCTGTCGCCGGAGCACTGCTTACCGCAATGATCGTTATATAGTCCTGTACAATGCCGTTGCGATCGGTTCCATAGCTGGGCTCTCCAATCGCCTTTACCAAAATATCACCGGCACTCATTGCGAGCGGGTAAGTGGGCTGAGCGATGTACCTGTCGGCCATACCGCCCCGATTGTCCCAACTGCGATCTGCGCCATGATGAACCGGGTTCAGAACTGCCCCGTTTTTGGAGCCATCCCACGCAGGTGTCGGCTCAGATGCAAGTGTGAAAGGTGCGACGGCCCAAACGATATTCGGATTATCTGCGTCCTTACCGGCAACGGTCGCCGATCCGAAATTAAAAGTCGCACCAGCTTCGCTGATGGATGTAACACCAGAAGCGGCAGCGCTGGAAGTCGCGCTTTCAGTGTTCGACGCAGGAGCCGGATCAACAGAGTTCACGGCGCGGACGCGGAAATCATAGCTGGTGTCAGCCGCGGCCATCGTGCGTTCAACGGTTCCAGGTGCAGAAAGCCCCAGAGAAACCCACGTGTCATTGCCATTGATATCGTATTGGTAATCGGTGATGGCCGCGCCACCATCATCCGGCTCGATTGCAATTGTGAACGCAACAGTCTGGTTTCCGGTTCCGGTATCAACGCTCCAATCAGCATCGACCATCGCGACGGGTGCAGTCGCCTCCAGGATGTCGTTCACCTGAATGGTGAATTCTTCTTCGTATGGATCACCAACGCCGTTCGTCGCCCGGATCGTGACGGTGTGGCTCGTGTCGGTCTCGTAATCGAACGCTCCGTCAAGGATCAGGTCCGAACCACTGATATCGAACTTGTTGTCCGGATCGGCAATGATTGAGAACGTGGATGCTGGATTGCCGTTCGCGCTGATGGTGGCAATTACCCCAAGCGCGGTGTCTTCATCGAACGCGGTTGCTGACAGGAAGATATCTGTCGGCGCAGCGGGTGTTGATGACACAATTGCGGTCGTGTCCAACAGCCCAAGACCGATCATTGGCCCGTGAGGCATGAACGTCTTCCTTAAATTTTCGAGGGAGATCTATTTGGGGAGGTGTGCGAACAGCGGTGCGATCTTTACCAAGATTCCGCCGAACAAGCCTGACACGCCGGCGAGAACTGCTAACGTCCTCCAGCCGCCTTTGGTCTGCATCATGAGATTGTACATCTCGTCCTGCCGAGCAACGAGCTTGTCGATCTTTCGATCTTGAATCGCTGCTGTCTTTTCCGCTTCTTCACGCAGGTGCTGAATTTGAGTTTCCAAGACGGCAATGCGCTCCTTTTCGTTGTCCGTCATCGCCGCCCTCTTATCGCGCTTGAGATTGCCTGGCTTGCCAGGGCGACACCACCCGAGCCGAATATTGATGCAAAGATCAGATCAGCTTTCGGCTGGATGCTTTTCGGAAGATCGGCAATTCCAAGGTCAACAAAAAACACGCCGGTCAAAACCGTATCGAGCAGGACGAGCGCCCACCATAGCCCGAGCGGTAAGGCAAAGAGACCCCAGACAAACCAATACACACGGTATTTGCGAGCGTCTGCACGATCCATTGCAGCGGTCTCCGCATACCGATTTATTGCATTCGCTCTGATTTCCTGTCGCTTGCTCTGATTGCTGACGGCATGGTCCACGCTGTCAAAGATCCGGTTGAACGGTCCCGACAGGAACAGCGACGCGATCTTGCCCCACATCACGCCACCTCGCGGCCGACAAGCGTGTTCCAACGGCGCTGGATGACATCGCGGTAGCGCCAAGCGAAAAAGATAACCGCAGCAACAGCGACTCCTGCGGCGATCCAACCCCAGGGCAGACCGGAGAAAAACGCACCGGCGCCGGAGACGACGGAGAGCCCCCCACCCTTTTGCACCGCGTCTTTGACCGCCTGCCCATCGCGTTGAAGCTGCGCCATGGTCGCAGGGCCGATGATGCCGTCATTCGTCAGGTGCGGATGCGTCTTCTGATAGGCCAGGACGGCCTCTTTGGTGTTCTTGCCCATCCAGCCGTCGATGTCGCCAGGATCAAAGCCGAACCGCTTCAAGGCCTCCTGCGCTTCCTTCACGACGGGATCCGGCTCGATCGGCTTGACCTTGCGGACCTCGCGCTGTGTTCCTTCACCGATGCCGGTGTATTCACCGGTCAGAAACAGGTGTGCCTCTTCCTTGCGCCTGCGCACCAGGCCCGGCAACTTCCGGCCGGCAGCCTTGTTGTAGTTGTTCCGCCAATGCTCAGCAGCGGCAGCACGGTTTCCGGACTTCCAGAGCTTTGCAGCCTTCCAACTCATGAAACGAGGACCAAGGTTGAAAGTGGCCGACACAGCCGCATCGAACTCGTGCTGCAGAGCATCCGCCGGCATTGCCGCTTCAACGGGAGGTTCGTATTCCTCGTCCAGCGCGGCTCGCAGAATGCGCTGGTTCTGTTCCCGGGTGATCGTATCGCCCGGCTTGAGCTTGCGACCCCACATCGACCGAAAGACGGCGCTGTTGTTGGTAAAACCGGTTCCGATCGTCAGAACCCCAACTGGGTCGGGATAGGCCCGCGACACGAACCCCTCGTGCGCCTCGACAAATTCAACACCCTTTTTGCTGGTCTGCATGTGACTTCCTTTCGGGCATGAAAAAGCCGCCTCGAGGGCGGCATAGTCAGTTTAAATTCGCTGAAATTCAGTTGGTTCGGCTCTGAAACGCAGATGATCGAACAGCCGCTGCGGTCCATGAAAAAGTTATGGAGCGTGCAGTTTCAGCGGCCAATAGAGTGTCAAAGCCGAGCGTGAAGCGCCCTGCCCCCAAATTTGTTTCAAACCGCTTGGTAACCCCTGAGACCGTGGCAACTTCATTGTTGTACTGAGTGCATGCAGTGATGATTTGCCCTCTAGCGCCGACATTCACACTGTCAGCAGCATCCGTGGCATTTGCGACTGCACCAAAATTCCCTCGATCGAATGGGGATGCTTGCACCGTGTCGTAAACAGCCATCAGAACGCAGATTGCATTAGCGATCGTTGCCCCGCTCGTTTGAAGGCGAGCAGATCCATTGGTGCCTGTGGTCGTGATATCGTCCAGCGACGAAATACAGGTAGCCACAGAGTGACCCGATCCATTGGTGTAATACGCGGCGTCGGCGGTGGCGCCGATCCCGTTCACTTCAGGTTGGGCCGGAACGCCGATCGCACTGCCAGATGTACCCACAACGCCAATCGCAGCAACAAGCATCCGACCGTCGACAATCTCACCAACATCCAGGCCTGTGAAATTGATGTCGCTTCCGGGACTACTCAAAGTCTGGGTGTCGAGGATCCGAACACGGCTTTTGTTTGCGAAACTTGATGGAAATGTAAGTGGATCTGCCACACCAACTCCGGCCATCCAACGCGTTCTTGCATCCGGGAACGTGTATGGAAGGCCTTGCCCGAGCTCATCGCGGATTTCTGCTATGGTTGGAACAGCTCCAAGACTCATCCTGTCACCGTCAGAGTTTTGCAGGTCACATTGCCTTGATGATCGATCACCACAGGATCAGCACCACTGTATGTGATTTCAAGATCAGCGTCTTGGTCATCGCTTGCAAAGGCGAAAGTGACAGTCTCTCCAAATCCGTTCTGAAGCGTAATGGATGAACCAGATGTGATACCTAATCCACCGGCAAGCATATAACCGACGCAGCGCCAGTTCCCGGCCGCATCAGAGGCAAACTCAAAAACATCGCCAGCCTCTGTGGTGATATCCGCAGCACCAGGCAGAATAAGACTGGTACCGTCATGTGTAAGCGTCACCGCATCGAGGAAAAACAATCGCTTGCGAGCGTCGGTTGCGGTTCCGAAGCTTGTGATCGTCGTTGTTCCAGTCACCTGCAACTGAAATTCGGTTGCTGCGCCGATGTCGCATGTCGGATCCGATGCAATTGTTCCGGTCGCGCCGGGTGCTGACAAGATCTGTCCACCAAACACTGTCAAATCACTCGCGGCAAGCGCCTGGAGTATCTGTGCAATGGTTGGACTTGCTGGACTGCCGTCTGCCCGTTGGCCAGGGATCTTCGTGTCTCGAAGTGCTGACGCAACAGGTGGCATATCCTTGATCTGAATGGTCTCGTCTGCCATTTCTACCTCCAGGCCTGCCAGGAGATGTATTCTCCGTTTCCGCCTACGCTGGTCTGGGAATAAACGGCAATCTGATATCGACTCAGAGGCTTGGCACCGAAGTTCCATTCGGCATTCGCTGGACCATCAGTCGCACCGTTCGCGGTGGCGAAAGGTGTTCGCGACCAATTCAGATCAACAGTCGAATAATTTGAAATTGCACTTGGAAACTCATCGTCTTGAAACGCAACATCGATGAAATATTGCTCACCGGCAGATTCCATTTGATGTTTGTTCAAGAGATTTGTGATTGTCGCAACATTGCTGGAATTAGTGACGATCCGCGTCACAAGCATGTCATCGTATGAACTGTCAAACGCGATGTTGTCTTCTGACAACGTTCCTGCGTTGTAGGCCACGTCTGAAAGGTCTTTGAGCGCAAACCCGTCATCTTTGTTCCAGCGCAGATGATAGGTCTTGCTCGCGACTGTCGCAAAATCGGTTTGTACCGATGTATATAGACCAATACCGCGGTGAAGAACCTGCGCCCCCGCCGGTACGCGCACAGTACCTGTCGATGGCGCGGTGACGCCGATAATGCCGTTGTTGGTCGTCACCTCAGGGAAAACCGGAAACCTTGCCTGCGCCTGCGAAAATAGAACAAACTGGCTTGTGTCTCCTCCACCGGTTGCTGCAGAGATCATGGCTTGAATTGCCTGCAACACAGTTGTGTCGTCTGCCTCCGAGCCTGCGATTCCCCCCTCGTCCTGAATTGCCTTGAGCTCGGCTTCGATGCGGCCGAAGAGGCGGTTGAAAAGCGTCTGATCAGCTGCGCCACAGCTAAAACCATCACTTTGCTCATCAGTGGTCGGCGAACGGTTTACCCCTCCCACGCTCGCAAGAGGCGGGTCGAAATTTGCCATAGTCTATTTCCTCAACAGGAGTAAGGTTTAAGGTCGATGCGGCAAAGCCAGTCCGCGTCTCGAGTCAATGGACCCGTGATGATCTGGTCACCGTCTTCTGTCACAAGGATTTCACCGTCTTCGGTTGAGATCGGTAGGCCTTCCGGCTTCCATGGTTCGCAGAAGCCACCCCAACCTCCCCCAAAACCGAAGATTTCGAAGGTGCCGAAATGCCATCGTGTCGAGACACCTGGCGCAATTGGAAGTGCGCGCGGAATGACCTGTAACGCCGCTTCCTCAAGAGGTGTCAGACTTCGAAAAGGTGCAATCACGACATGACCGTGACCAGCATCCATGATCTTGGCCTGATCTCCGAAAATCGCCTTGACCGCGGTTATCAGATCATCCCATCCGTATTTCGCCTGCATCTGATAGGATCGAGCAATGAGCAGGGCGCGATAGAGTTCGTCATCCTCAATGCAGATTTCCGAGACACCATCAGTGGTGCATGCCAACCAGGATCCACTTTCACAGAACCCAATAATCGGTCGATCCGCAATTGTGGCCCCCTCGCACGGAAATCCGAAAACAGGCTGTACGTCACAGATGCAATGACATCTTGGAAAACCCATCCATTTGCCAATGATCGTCAACTGATCGCCGGTTGCGTCGTCCAGATCAAAGTACTCTGGCATATCGCAAACAGCGCTCGCGACCTGCGCAACGTGCCGAACATAGGTTCGGATCATATGCAGAAGCTTCGGGCTCTCGCGGTATTGTGTCAGAACGCGATCAACGCGCTCCTCAACGAAGACATCTTCATCGACGCAAGTCATGACGAAACTGTCACTGTGACGTTCTCAGACGACAAGGATGCACGTTCGATGAACCCGATCGAAACATCTGTGTTATCCGACTGAGAAATACCGTCCCGTTCGCCGTTGATCGATGTGACTTCAACGTTGGAAAATGCGTTTTCGATCACGGACCGGATACGATATGGCGTAATATCGTCACCATTGAGCAACAGAATGTCGGTCAGAAGGGCATTCTCAATTGCGGTTGCCGATGGTGGAGGGCATCCAAAGCTGTCTTTGAACGTTCTCACCGCAACACTGAGCGTTACGGGAACCTCGATCGGTCTCAAGATGCGGAACGTTCGGCAATATCCGTCTACGAGACTCTCAATCGCTGTGGAGCCGTACATCGTGACACCAGGAACAACGTATTGACGGATGGTTTCCGCAATTTCCTGATCATCTCCTCCTGTCACAGAGATACAGATTGATCCTGCCGGCATCAGGTTTTCATCAAGGTCGCCGGTGTCATTCACCCAAACTTTCGAGTATGTGACGCCGGCAAGTTCAGCAATGGCACGCTCAACGTCCTGCAGATCGATCCGGGCCTGACCAGCATTGGTGATCGCCATCCGGAAACTGTCATCTGTTTCGGACGCAGCGCGCCGGATCTGGCGAACCCGGCCCAAGATATCGAGGCGCACCCCTTCAGCCTGGTCCGGATCCAGCGACTGATAGAGGTCTTCATCAAGCTCCCATGCGGCGCTTATGGCGTCGGCCATCACGCCATTGATCTGCCCTAGCGGGCTCTGAGAAGTTTGAATCACACCCGGGCCAAACTCGGTGATCAGCGCTGCTTCAATCTCTGCCAGGATGACAGACAGCGGCTTGCGGCTGAAACCGGTACTGACAACGCCATAATCCGTCATACGGTTACCACCTCATCAAACATTGTCACTGCCTCGATTTCGTTGATGATCAGGCCTCTGGAAACCTGATTGAACGAAACGGAGAACGAAGTGATTTCTTCAATTCCATCTGTTTCAAGTAGCTCTGCTTTGACAACAGCCTCTGCCAGAGCAGGATCAGCGAACCGGCCAAGGATCTGCGACAACCATTGAACACCGCAGGTCGTGTCGAGAAACCACTCACCGGCATGGGTCTGAAGACGTTGGCGGCCGTGTTGACCAACAGCCTCGGCATCGGTGACGTTTTGCAGACTACCGTCAGAAGCCAAGAAAAGATCGTTGGTGGCCTCGTCCAGGGCCAGTCCGATGCGTGTCGCAACCATTCAGTTTTTCCTAAAGTGCCATGGCCCGGAGCTTTGCAGCTACTTCAGCGTATTGCGCCCTGTGCTGCAGCTGATGACCCGTTCCTTGGGACGACCCGTAGCCGATCACCAGTGCGTCGACCGCCAGGAGCTCAACAACGGTGGCAAGAAGGTCATAGATATTGCCCTCTGCCCCTTCGAGTTTGACTTTCCCGTCCGGTGAACCTTTCAGCCCGTATTGCCCGTCAGGATCGAAACGAAGGTGCGTGTTTTCGCCGTCAGCGTTCGGGAGAGGATCGGACAGAGCATCACCGCCCTGGAGCGTTGCCCGCATGTTGGAGATGTGAAACGACCTGGCATCATAGGCCTTACCGTCTCCGCCTTCTTCATACTCATCCCAAGCGCGCATCTGAGGTGTAAGCATCACCTTGGTTCCTGATGGAACCGGCATTGTCAGGGCCGCATTTCCGGTCCGCGGCTGATCGATCGGCACCTCATAGAGATCCGGAAGTGTGATTTCCTTCCCGTTCACAACCGCCTTGTAGAGCGGTTTGATCGTCGCTGTGCCCTTGGAAGCGTCGTATGAGACGACCTCGCCAGGAATAGGCCCCCAAGTGGTGTTTCGCTCCGTCTGAGCCATCTGACCAAATGCGTCGGCCGGATCATTGGTCTTCTTTCCGACATAGCCAGGCATCAGTTCTTGATCCCTTCATCAACTCTGCCGCCCTTGACGGCCTCACCACTGATGTCGACCTTGAAATCACCATCCCAATTGTTTCCGGAATAGGTCACCGAAGAAACGCGATACATGCCATCGTCACCATTCATTTCCAACGTGTCAGACTTGATCTGAACACGCCGGTTCGGCCTGATTTCCGGATTGAGAAGGGCGGACACCCGCACACCGTTGTCGGTGATCGCTGGCGTTCCGATCATGCCAGTATCTGGAGTGATCAATGCAACGCTGCCGATGAAGCCATCGCCCGGAACAAGCTCCAGCGTTTCGTTCTGAACACTCCAATAGAAGTCATTTCCCCGACCGATGAGATCGAGCTCTTTCATACAGGATCCACACGCAGCATATGGGCGCTTGAACGTTTTGGTTTCCAGGCTCTCTGGATACTTGAATTCACCCTTTGTGATGCCTTCGGCCTGGAGTTCCTTCGAAATCTCGTCAATCACATCGGTGACAGGTGTTCCGGCAGGAAAGCTCTTGCTGATCGTTGCTCGACGCAGCGCTGTGTCGCCGTCTCCGCATGAGATGATGGTCAAGATGTCCGGACCCTCGCGGCGATGCTCCACGTCTCGGATCGCCCCCTTGAAAATGACGCCGACGTTTCCGGCCTCATCGAGCGGCATGTAACCCGCTTCGAGCGTGATGCTGTCGAATTCCTTACCCACACCGCTTCGCGTGGCCTCAGCGAGATTGTAAAGCGTGATATCTGCGGTATTGGCATTGCTCGAAACGCTTTTGGAGATCGTGAAAGCGATTTTCAGCTGATCACCCTGTGATCCACCTGGATTAATCACAACCCCGCCTCCGAGCGTTGCTCTGACCTTCCTTATGTATTGTTTCGCCATTAAGCTGCGATCTCTTCCTCAGTGGCGTGAAAGAGCTTCACTGTGCCCGCGGGAAGAGCGTTCTTGTCTGGAACCGCGCCAACGGTGACTGCAAGCGCCACAATCATCCCCAGATCGAAATCAAATGCAGCCAGAAGGTCGACACCGGTCACAATCCTGCGGCCATGCAGAACAGGCTGATCATCAATAGCGAGATCAAAGGTCCAGCGATCGGATGTCGGATTGTATCGCAACCTGACGGTGACACGCTGGCCGTTGATGAGCGTTCCGAATTGCTGGTCCGCATGGTCGAGGATCGAAAAAACATTCATCGCTCAGTTTCCAAAGAGACCCTTGAGGATTGACTGATCAGCCGGTGATGCGGTCGAGACGCCAGCATCTCCTCTTTGCACTGTCCCGCTTGCGCGATCGGCCGGCACACCTGGTTTTGCTCTCTCCGCAGACGGCGCGGCCGAACTCGTGCTGTTCGCGCCACCTGGTTGCCCACGTTCAAAACCATCACCAGCCGGATCGGCGGCATATGCTGTGCCAACAATGATCACTTCCTGCAGATCAATCGTTGCCTTCAGGATATTCGAAAAAACCACATCTCTTTGAGCATCGATGCGCTTGACCAGCATGTTGCTGTAGACCGTCAACCCGGTGACAATGCTGAATGGCGCCCTGCTCTCCTGAAACGCTTTCAGCGCGTTGAAACTTGCTGCAGCTCCCTCTGACGCGATGTCCAGGGTCAGCTTCTTTGGCATCCGGACGGCATGATCCGTGATCTTCGCCCCGCTTTCGACCGGAATTTCGGTGATGTGCAACTCGGACTGATGCTTCTCCGAAATCAAACATGACACCGGAACCGGGCCGATGATGCTGGAAAATGCAATTGCGGTCATCAGAAGCCGCCTGATGTTGAATAACGCGTTGGCGGAACCTTTGCTGCGCTGGCAGCTGAATCTCCAACCGCTTTGCCAACCGCTGCACCAACTGTCGATGAAGCCTCTTGCGCTCCGTTTACGACCACGCCGCCAACATTGACCGTCACTGACTTTTCGGAGTTGTCATTGAGTGTCTGTTCTACCGAGCCAGGAGCACCTCTCATCTTTGCAAGATTATCTTGCGCATTAGCGAAAGCTGCGAGCGGATTGTTCAACGGCGCGGCGTAGTCTTCAGCCGAAGAAACCTGCGCTGGCGCGGTATTGTCCTTTGAAGAAAACGGATTGAGAGCACTCAACTTTTCTTCCGCCCAACCTATAAATTCCATGATGACGGATTTTACCGCTTCAAAGGCTGATTTGAACGCATTCACAATGCCTTCTTTGATCTTCGAGGGCAGATTGTCTGCCCATTCCTGCAAAGCGCGGTGGAGTTCCGAAAGCCACTCGATCGCATCTCCTATGACTGAATCACCACCTCGCAAATAGGTGAGAAAATCATCAATCGCGATAGCAGCAGCAGCAAACAGCGCAGTGATCGGAAACATGAAAATTCCAATACCGGCTAGGATGGGCCAAATAACGCTCCAAGCACCGCTGAACCTGTCCATCAGATCGGATATTGTTTCGATGTGGCGAGCGATGCGCACAACAAAACTACTGAAAAGGTTTGCAGTCTTAGACAACGCCATTGATATATTCGTGGCCCACCGGTCCAGCGTTCCATCAGCATCCAAACGCGCTATCCAGTCCATGAGTCGGCCGAGTTCGGCCTTCACGTCTTCGAAGAAGCCCGCCTCCCCAACTCGTCTTTGAAAATCTGTCCATGCGTCAGACAGATTGGACATCATTCCTTTCCAGGTCTTGGACTGCCGCTCCATCGCCCCGGCAAAACGCGCTCCGAACCGTTCCTGAAGGAATTTCGTGATTTCTTCGCCTGATTTCTTGACAGTCTTGGTGAGAGTTTTGCCGTTCTCAGTCCATGAGAACGTAACCTGGTCACCTGCCTGTTTTGCTCTAATTCCAAACTCTTTCAAGCGCTCGAATTCACCAGTCGAAGCATCTGCGATCATTTCAACCGCATCCATCAGGGTTTTCCCCATGGCCGATGATGCGTTTCCAAGATCCTCCAGAAGACCGTTTGTGGGCTCCATGCCGTATGCACGAAGCCTGACGAACGCCAAAGTCAGCTCCTCAACTTCAAAGGGCGTTTTCTTGGCAAAATCACTGATCCAGTCGAGAGAGGCTCTCGCCTTATCTGCACTACCCTCGACGGTCTCCAGCGTTGCTTGAAAACTTTCGAATGTAGCGGTGGTTTCAATCACTGATTTTGCAAAGAAACCTGATGCAGCAACCGCAACGGCGGCAACAGCAGCGCCAACTGCGGCAACACGTCGAGCGGTCTGATCGAGACTCTGATTGAAGCGGCGCAAATCATGTTCGCCTCTCAGGTCATAGCCGAGAACGGCAATCAACTCATCTACGATCATTGGTTGAATTTCACCTGGCTAGCGTCCATCTTTGAGCGGTGCTTGAAAGGACGATCAATGAGAAGGGTACAAACCCGATACTGCTCTTCATGCGGTGAACCGATGCCATGCGAGAAGAGTTGCCCCAACCATATCCTGCACCTTGTGCTTTCCGTGATTACTGGCGGCTTTTGGCTGATCATCTACGCAATCGTCGCGATAATATCTTCAACGCATTCCTGGCGCTGCCAGAAGTGCAGAACTAGGTGTTAGACCGCTTCTCCAGCATCGCTGACTTCAAATCCAAGGCTTCATGGGCGTCCATGACATCTTGAAGCGTTACCCATGAGCGAAGGTCTGACTGAGTATAGATCGAAGGCTCAGCCAGGATCGGTCGCCATAGCCATAGGTTCAGGTTCGGCGCAATACGCTCTGCTGATGCTTGGCTTAAGGCGCCGCCATTGACTGGCGTCCAGTTGCCAGCGCGCCGGAAAAAAAATCGCCGAACACCTCTTTGAGGACAAACAGCGAAACCGGGATAATCGCTCCAAGATTTGCTGAGAAGTCCCCATCCAGGTCCATTTGGTCGAACTGCCCTGACGGACGCTGAACCTTAGCCATGGAAACAATGTCGGTCATGAGCGAGGCATACTCTTCAGGAGTCATTCGCTCAAAAATTCCGGCAATCGCAGAAAGAGCATCTGCGTCGGCTTTGGAACGGACCTCCTCCGTAGCATCTTCACGTCTGCTCGCAAGAATACCAGGCAGTTTTTCCGCCAATCCTCCCGCAGCCTTCATGAGACGTGCCTGAAGTTTCAAAGCCTCTGTGGCCAACGGTCGTTCGACTTTAACCGTCATATTGGCTATTTTTTTCTCAGCCATTCGGCACCTCCGCAACAAATTCACCGGTTACCAACACCCATTCTCTGGATGTGGCATTTGCCCCCTTCGTGTCTGTCGGAGCGGTTTGAATAAAGCACTTGTCCGCGGTGCCACCTTCGCCTGACGATGTGTCATAGGCAGTCACCGGAAATGCTGTCACCGGGCTGGCAAGGGCCTGCTGACGCTTCAGCTTTTGCATCAGCAGTCTGTGCGTCGGACTGGTGTGCATCAGCCGCAACGTGATCATTGCACCCTTATTTGCGGAAACGGAAAACAAGCCGGAACCATCGGCACCGATCACCATCTGACCTTTGTCTGCAAGCGGTGCGATCTGAATCGCGTCGTCGCCATCCCAAAGACCTTGAATGACCTGGCCATCCACCGAATTCGCGGTGTTGACGAAGCCATATGCTGAAGTAATAGCCATCTATCAGGCCTCCTTAGAACGTCATCTGGTAGCGCACCACCACGTAGTGGATAGCCCCTGCGTACCGGAACCGGCATTCGATCGCGGGGGCGATACGCGCTTTGCGCTGGCTTTCCGGCACATCGAAGACACTTGGAACGGTGATCTGAACCGCTGGCTCATACTCGCCGGTTTCCGGGTCGATATCTTCCGCGACCAGACCGGCACGAACCGCCTGCTGCATCACGATCCGAACCGCGCCAGCGATGGTCTGCATCCCGCTGTCATCAAAACGAACCCGGGCATTGTTGAGCAAAATACCGAGAGCTTCCTCTTCGGTACGGGCAATGATCCAATCTGTTGCATGGATTTCGTCAAGAAAGACGTTGATGCTCAGGGTTGAGCCTTCAACGACAAAATTCTGACTGCCGATGTCGATATACGTGTTGGCCATGTGACCAACGCTTTCAGACTGGCCGACACCAGCTGTAAAACCGGTTACGGCCGAAACAGCCGCGGATCCGATGTTCACCGCATCGATGCCGGGCAACTTCTTGAATTTCCCGGTATATGCCGTGTTCGCATCATCGAAGTTTCGGGTTTGCATATAGGCGGCAAGTGATGCGGCGGGATATGCGGCACTGTTGGTGTGATAGAAAACCGCACTGCGCTCATAGACGCCCTTGTTGGCTGCGGCCAGGGCTGTCGCGTTGGCGCTGTCTTCGTGATCAGCATCATTGCTGTCAACAATCGCCAGCTTGTTCTTGGCTTCGGTCCAGGCCAAAATTCCAACCGTTGCCGCAACGTCACGAAGGTTCGAGGCAACGGTGATGAAATACCAATCACTGTCATAGGCGTAAAGCAGATCGAGTTCGGCCTGCAACTCGGTGCTTGTCATTGTGCCGTCGTCTGCAACGTGACCAATCTTGATCTGCCGCGGACGGGGATTTTGCGAGAACGCAGACAGGGCCGCCATATAGGCACTCGTCGTTGTAATCCAGTCAGTCGCCACCTCCTCCAGAGAAGCATAAAGCTTTGTCCGGTTCGTCGTGTCGACCTCACCCGCAACGGTTTCGGTCGTTAGAATAAGCTGCGTTCCAAAGCCACGGCGGCTCGGAAAAGCATCGTTACGCGACAGACTCACGTCCACCACGCGGTTGTACGGAAGCACCGCCATCGCAGTTCCTTTCAGGTGGTAAAAAACCTACAGAGATCAGCCACTCGTCATCTGGGAGATGTCGATCTCGTATTCATCGATCGTGTCGACGTTCACACTGTCGCGGATCAGACCGCGGACAATGAAATCCATTTGTGCCCGGGGTTCCCAAGCGTTGTTGATCCAATCGGGAACATTTCGGATCCGGGATACCTCGTGCACGATCAAATCGGGCTGCAACGGCTCCATCGGCTGCTGCATCTTGATCGCAGAGACGATCGGCCGAAGTTCGTCAGTGGGGGCCGTTCCATAGGCATGAACCGAAAACCGCCATTCCATCTCGATGACAGGTGCGGCTTCAACAATCTTCTCACCGGCCGAATTCAGGTTCTCGGTCTCGGTGTACTCGATTTTCTGGTGCCAACGCTGGACCTCAACCAAACCTGTGAAATTCACCATGATGTAAGGCGTGCCTGGCCGGTCTCCGGACTGATGCGCCTTGATTGTCGGCGTGCCTGCCGTAGATGCGTTGATCCAGCGCACAACAGCACTGTGCACCTCGTCATTCGTCATTTCATGCGCCCCAACGCGGCACGGTAGAATTCCCCGTCCTGGTCACGTTCCCAAGTGAACAGCACTCGGTAGGTGATGCCCTTGCTCGCAATCTGGTCATCGACCAGAAGATCTGACCGGCTCCACATGATCCAGTCCGCCTCGGTTCGTATCCCTTCCGGGAGGTCCATGAGCTGGTTGCCTCTGGCAGGCTGGATCACAGCCCTGATGTCTTCAGAGACCGGAGCTGCCGGCACCCAATCTCCATCGCTGTTGTACGAACCGGCTGCGCTCCTGCTCCGTGAGACCAACCAGGCGCGCCGGTCGATCGCAAAACCAGCCAAATGGGTCATTCATCCACCTTCCAGGAAACAGCGGCGCGCATTTCGCCGGTATCGATCAGCGGGTTGCTGGATCCCTTCAGCGCTACAGTAACGGGACTGTTTGGCGGTGAAGACAGGGACGTAATTTCGGCCTGCACATCGCCCTGTGCCTGGATACCAAGCTTTGACAAAACGGTTCTCAGCGCTGTTTGACCGGTCATGATCTGACGCGCAGATCGACGCATCGCCGTGCGATAGATATTCCTGTTGTCACGCATCGCATTTGAAAGAAACGGCCGTTCCGGAATAGGTCCGCCCCACCCCCCCCCCGGATGCGCCTCCAGCTGTTCCGAAATGGTTCCAGATCGCTTTCATGATGTTGTCGCTGTCTGCCTCACCAGCAGGAAAGCCGACCTTGACCTTCTTTGGCCCGCTGAGCTTCGCAGGCACCGCTGAAAGATTGATGCGACGATTGCGACGGACCTTGAGCGAAAACACTGCTTCAAGCCTGTTTCTTGGCTTTCCGGCGCCTCGGTGTCTCGATTGCAAGAACGTCAGATTCATCGACAAGCTTGCGACCGTATACAGAGAGATCGATATCCCTGGTCTTTCCAGCCGGTATCTGAACAACACCAGACGCGGTGTGCACCATCTGTCGAATTTCGCTGTTATTCGTGATCCTGGTCATGTCAGACAGCCACTGTTGCCGGGAAGTTCTTGCGCATCAGCGTTTGAAAATCTTGCCCGTATGATGTGCGTGAATAGCCAAGACGGTCATTTGCGCTCATGGCATTCGTCGCGAATTCGGTTTCAACGTCGCCCACCTTATCGCGTTTAATTTGACCTGTGCCGGCCGCGCCGATGCCACTTGCTGACCGGGCCGGCTCGCCTTCCAGTGTGAGTTTGTGGGCAGCAAGCAGCATTTGAGCACGCGCCCTGTCTCGTTCCAGCCAGGTTTCACCGACATCTGCGAATGTTTCTTCCAAAACAAGATCGATCAACACATCCGAGACGTCTTTGAACTCAGGATACCTGATCTTGAACACTGTCGCCGTGGGCTGGACATATGCCATCAGATAAGCGCCTCGAGACCCGTGGCTGTTGTTCCGGCGCTGTGGATCCTGGTTACGAACACGTTGAGCTGCTCACCTTGAGCGATTTCCGTGTTTCGTACCTCTCCCTGACGGGTCGTAACGCGAAGCGTTCCAGCACCGCCCGTTATCGGCTTACAGCGAACTCCACGGGCTGGCGTAGCCAGATCAACATCGTCGTCCGGTGTGACCGGTACAATATCGAAACCTGATGCTGTTGCGTTCGAGCCTGTTGCAGGATTACCCATGATCTATCCTCAAAAAGACATGCCCGGCTCAGCACCGGGCACGCGTTTCAGTCCTGTTTGACGGGATGGAGCTCAACAAACGCAGCCTTGTCCTCATCGGACATGCCACCGAACTCAGCCAGATCATCGGCGCGCAAAGACTTGGTGACTTCTTCACCGTCTTTCATCACGACGTGCCATCCCCGGCCCTTGTCGACCACGGAATAGGCACCGCCACCGTTTGAACCGGTACCGGGTTCTTGGTCCGGATCGTCCTGATCATCCGAAGCTTCGAGAATCCCAAGACCAAGCAGCTTTTTCACATGGTGATGCTTCTTGATCCTGGCCCAATCCTCAACCTCGACTGTTTGACCAGGTTGGATGACCGGCCCGCGCGGCAAACCGAGCGGACCTTTGTACTTTGAAGTGACTTCAACCATGGCTTAAATCCCGTCGCTGTAACGAACTTCTTTCGGGCGACGGATGTCCAGGCCACCGAGCCGGAACACGCCAGGCACGACCCAATTGAGCGGTGCGGCATGGAACACCGGCAAGAACCGGTGCGGCATCGGGATATGCAGCTTGAGCACTTGCGGATTGCGGCGATAGCCGATCATGCGGGACGTACTGCCCGAGCCAGCCGTTTCAAGGCCGCGCACACCGCGAATGGTCAACTGCTGACCTGTGACCGCGGTATAGACGTTGTTCCGGCGCAAGAACTCCAGGATCGTCATGGCAGTATCACCGAGACGGCGCGTGGAAAGATAGTTCAGCTTTCCGGGAGCCATCAGCAAAGTGTCAGCCATGGCAGTCTGCTGAGTGTCGTCAGCAACGCCCTGGATCAGCTCATTAACATCCTCGAGGATTTGATCCTCAGTCGTTGAACCGCCCTGCCAATCGCCGTTGGTCGCGCTTCCGGCTGTCACGCCGGGGTAGGAAATGAAGCCGTTAAAGCCCTTCTCGGTGTCACCGGAAAGAGCAACACGGTCAACCATTTCCTCATAGGCGCGTCGTGCCGCCATAGCGTCATCGGCCGGAAGATTTCGACCATTCATTTGTGCATGGTTGATTTCCTCATAGCCCCAGCCATAACCGATACCGGCCATATAGACCGCAGTCTTGTGCTGAGCGAGCTCAGTGCCAGCCAGCGGGATGTCTAGCGCATTGCCGTTGATCCATCCGGCTTCACCGAACTTGTCGGAGCTGTAATAGATCACGGTTTGCGCAAACGGGTGCGCAGAAGTGTCGACCGGAATCAGATTTTGATACTGAATGTCCGGATAGACGGTTTCATTCACAGCCTGCTCGACATGAGCGGTCTGCGAGATGACAAAGCCTGTTGCGGCCTGTGCATCAAATTGAAAGTCCATGTGAATTCCCCTTAAGCACCGGCCACGGTGGGCACGTCGAGATCAAAGCGGATTTTGGCAAGTTCGCCGTTGGCAGCAGTGCTTTCCCAACGACCTCCACCAAGGCGGACGGAACCGGAAGAGCCGGCATCTGCGTTCGAAAACGTGCCATCAGCCAGAAGCACCCAGACCTCATCGCCGTCAGCGACACCGCCTGCGTCCGTTACTGTTACCCAAAGAACACCCTTCCGCATGAGGCGAGCACCTTCATACTGAGCATATTGATTGGGTGTTTCCGGGTTGGTGCTGCGTTCTCGAACAGTGACACCGAGAACTTCAGTCGCTCCAGCGGCCATGACGATGCAGCCATTGTCATTTACGCCCTTTTGGACCGGAACACCAAAACCGACACCAGCAGCCGTTTCAACGGTGCGGGAAATCAGAACATTTGGTTCGGTGTTGACGATCATGCCGACGCGGGCCTGACTGATTGTCGCGTTGTAGGTTGTTTGAACAGCCATGGATTAGGCCTCCTGCTTCGGTTTCCAGGCATCGCCAAGACGCTGCTCATAAGCGCTCTGGCCATTGTCCTTGGTCATGGTCGGGTTTGTCCGGTCCTGCATCGATTTCGCGAAGGGATCGGCTTTCTTGGCTTCGTCGGCCAAGATGTCGAAGCGTGCTTCGATATATGCCTCGCCCTTGTCCACAACAGCCGCATCACCAAGTTTGGCGACAACAGCAGCCTTGCGAATGTCAGCATCGCTCAGACCGTCTGTTTTCACGTCTTTTGCGATTGTTTTCGCGGTAGTGATGAGATCGGCCCGGGTCTGAACCTTTTCATCCAGCGCCTTGGTATCGAGAACCTTGGACTTCAGGTCATCGATTTCAGCGTCTTTCTTGGCCAGCTCCGCGTCTTTCGCGTCCAACGCGGACTTGTGCGCCGCTTCAGCGTCGGCCAGGGCCTTATTCGCTGTGGCGACATCGTTTTGTAGCTTCGTGATAGCTACTGCTCCCTGGTCGGTTGTTTCGACCTGGAGTCCATCGACGGCAACCGTCTTCAGGGTCATATTCTTGTCCTTCGTGGGTTGATCAGTAGTAATTGGGCATGCGCCCCACTCCGCACCGTCTCCGATGCGAGCCTTTGAACCAGCGCGACCGCGGGAAACGATCGCTACGTGGTTGATTTTGATGTTTTTCTGAATGGCGTCGTAATGCTCGCCGTCAGGCGTGGTTCCGTCCTCGAACTCCAGGTCGCAGTGATATCCGGCCGAGAGCTCTCTCTTGCCGTCCTGGACAGCCTTGATTGCCGCTCCATCCATGACGATCAGGGGGACACGGACAAAATCACCGTCCCGAGCAACCTCATCGCCGATCGATCCAACGGAATGATCTTTCCAATTGTCGGCTGTTACCGGTTCGGCTGGGTGATCGTTCGTGACCGGGCGATGTGCGTATGAGGCCAGGCTTTCCTTATCGAACACCTGGTCAGCAGGCCGATATACCCGAACCGTCGACATTTCGGGCTTACCCGCTTCGGCGCCGGTGTATGTCTGTATCCCGGTCCTGGCGGTCTTCACATCGGCCACAAGGTATCCATCGCCCGTCAGCCGCGTTCCCGCTACTGTGGCTTTGTCCACGAATTGCATGACTTTTTTCCTGAAATCGGGTTAGATGCCCGAATGAGCTCTGACGATCAGATCCGAGAACTGAAAACGATGATCCTTGATCTCAAGGTCGAGATAATCGGCCTCAAGAAAGAGGTACATGCGCTGCGTGAAGCTGCCACATCGACTGAAGTCGTGGTGATTGAACAGAATGAAGCTGCGCTCACAACCGAACAGATGCTCAAAACTTTACAACGCCGCGGGCTACACAACGACAGTTGACCGGCTGACCAGGTGGTAACCCGCTTTCCGCTCCGGTTGACTGCCCCCATTTGTATTGCTTGCCATCCAGGCGTTTGTGACGCGCCCTCACCCTCTCGTCCCGGCTCGTCATCCAGACATATGAGGTGACGCCTGCCTGCTCCTGACGAACTCGGTTGAGATCGCTGTTCAGTTTCGCTGTTTGGTCGCGCGCGATGAGCCGTGCTCGTTTTTCAACGAAACCGAATTGCGTTTTCAGCTCTTCCCGGAGCTTTTTGACCGAGTTTCCAGCGATGCTATTGGCATAGACTGTCTGCTCGATCCGTTTTTGCAGATCGTCGGACACGTTCTGGATCAATGAAGCGTTTCTTCCGGCAGCTGCCCGAAGATATTCCTCCAAGTCCTCCTGACGAACCACGGCACGAAGATCTATCCCAAACGCCCGCTTGGCATTGGCCAGGAAACTGTCCGTGTGTCTCCGCGCTTCAAGCCTGAAAACCCGCTCTACGGTCTCTGTTGCTACCCTGCTGAGCTCGACCCTCAAGGTCAGAAGTCTCCTGAACCATTCCCTTTCAACATCCTGCTGAAACGCTGCCTGTGTCCTACGCTGTCTTCGCTCAGCCTGGAAGGCTGGAATGATCCCATCCCGAACCTCCCGGGCGATACCTTTCAGGATCTTCCGGAGCGCTGCTTCATAAACTCGCTCGGTCGACAAACGAGGAACAATGACCGGCAGGCTCGCAAATGTTCCACGACGCCGGCCGGTCTCCCTGCCGAGCTTGGCAAGCGAATACTTCAGCATCAGTTTTCCTTGATACCAGCTTTCCAGTTATCGTCTACTTCTTCGAAGATCTCCGGTCCGAGAACGATGCGGCCCTGATACGGCTCAACCTCAGTCAGATCGATATCTGGAGCATTCCAAGACACGGTGATATGTGGCTGGTATTCTGGGTGATCGGTCTCTGCACCCAAGCGCTTGATGTCCTCATGGCGCCAATTCAGCCGCGAAGATGCGAACTGCAGCACCACGGCATCACCAAAACGCTCCATCAACCGCGGACCACCGGCCGGTACTTCAATTCCCGCTTTTTCGGTCCACTCATCGGCCTGGCCAACTTTGATCCAGTCGAGCGGTGTGCGGGTGTGCATCACCGTGACATGCAGGCCATCCTGAATGGTTTCGAACCCCTGAGATTTTGCCCAAGCGCGGATTTCTGCGACGTTTACAACATCCCGCCTGATGTAGAGTGACCGCGGCGCTGCGTCGGCTGCGAAATCATCATCCTCGTCATCGTCCGGATCATCGCCACCAAGATCAAAATCATCGCCAGTCTCTTTGATGATCTGATCGAAGCCAGGATAGATACTGTTCTCAACGATCTGGTTCGTCGCAGCCTTCCGCATTTCTTCCGGCAGGAAGATGCCAGAATCGACATATTGTCGCGTTGCCTCTGCGTTGATCTTGCCGACTTCCGCCTGCTCTTTTTCAGTGAGCTGATCGAGGGGTGTCCAAGTATAGTGGACTTCAGGCGGACGGCTTCCCAACGCAGACCGGATCAAACACTCATCGAGTTTGTAGATGGCGGGCGTCATAACAAGCTTCTGCTGTGTCGCGATCCGCTTGTGGTACATCTTCATGGAGTGATCACCATTCGATCCAAGACCGGATGGAGCGGTTCCAAGGAAACGCGTTACAGGGATGTCAGCGGCGCCCGCAGCAATCTCCAGAAACTTCTGAAGCACATCTGGAAGCGTCGAAAAGTTGATCTGCTTCCGGTCGTATTCCTCGGCAACATCTCTGATCAGGGCCTTGTTGATTCCCTTTGATGTGGCAGAAAGAGTGAACCGGTCGATGAGGCGTTGCTCATAATCCTTGTCGGACAAACTGGACATCATGTCCGGAACACCGAACACATCGACATTGGCTTCGAACACCAGGCTGGCGATGTTGCTGGCTGTGGCATCAGCGTTTTTCACAGCCTGATAGACACGCTCAAGGACGCTATCACCCCAACCCGCGTTCGGCCCGATTGTCAGGAGCGGATCGACGTGAGGCGCACCAACAAAGACGGCGAACCTGGATGGATGGATCTGATCGAGGCTCTGTGTTCCGTTTACCTGATAGAATTTCGGCTTGTTGAACGTCTCAGAGATCGGATTGTCGTCAAGCTCGCCCGCAATCACTTCGCGGCGGGACACAACAGCAAGATACTGCAAGCCACCTTTGCCGACACTCTCAACATTCAAAGGCTCTTGCAGATCCTGATCGCCGGTTCCGATATAGATCGCGGCACCACCCCAAAGACGAGCCTTGACCTGTGCTTCGAGAAGTTTCGGCCAAAGACCGAGACGGGTTTCTTCCGCCTCAATGGCTTCGATCTGATCCTGCTCTGCCTGCCAGTCCCGGCCCTCTGAAATACTGTCCTCAGCCGGAATGGTAACGATTTTCCCCGGCATCCAGTTGGAGCGATAGGCGTCAAACAGCTGCTGATCGGTCAGGCACTGTGAGGCATAGCCGGCGCCAAAGAGCTTGTCCCGATCGGTGCCCATACCAGACACCAGTGAGCGCAACGTGTCGCTGATCGGGAAGTTGACGACTTCTCCCATTATCGCTTCTTTCCGATCCTTGGCGGGTTTTTGATCGTGTCACGAACAATCGCTGGCGATGCTTTGATGACACCGCGCACACCGGCCTTACGGCGCGCTTCGGCAATCATCTGCCGGCGCTTCTGACAGGATCCGCAAGCCATGTGCCACCTAAACATTTGAAAGCGTGTACGTATTCCTTGGCGCGTTATCGGCAGCAATCACCGCGTCGGCCAGGTTATGAGACTTCACGCCCTTGTTTTTCTTGATAAGCTTTTTCGGCTCGACCCGTTTTTTGCCTTCGCTCTCCACCCACTCAGGAACGCAGAGCTCAATGAACAGCGCCTCTAGCTTTTCTTTTGGTATCTCGGAAGAGAACGAGAGAACGTCGCTCGGTCCGATGGTGATACCCCGGGTCACAGCATTGAAGGTCAGCATGGCCTTGCGTGCCGTATTGGCCCAAGACTGCGCTTTCCGGTTCAGATACTCGTCTTTGTTCTTGACCGATTTTACGTTGTGTGGGTCGCTCGGTTTTTCCTTGTCGAGCACTTCACCACCGGCATGAAACGGGACATGCGCCACCTTGCCCCTGGTGTCATCCCGCCTATTCAGTTCATCGACATAACCGCCGACGAACGCTCCGACGCCGATGGTGTCGTAAGATAAAGTCGCCTGCGATTTAAGCGCGGTCGCCCTGGCTCTCTTTGCACTGTCGGGCAGCTCGTCTTTCCCGGCCGCCCAAGCCTCGAGCTCGGTAAATACGCCGCTTTCCAACGTCGCAGTGGCGCAGTCATCTTCTCCATCATCGGCTGGATCGAAACCAACAAAGTTTCGGCCGGCCAACTTGATCCCAAGCACCATGTCAGCATCAACGCAAGCGTCGAGCCATTTACGCCGGAAGATCGAAAGCTCGCTCTCGCCCTTCGGAACACCGAGATAAACGTGCTCGTAGCCTTCCGGATCCCGTTCTTTCATCGCTTCAATGTCACGAAGCGCTTTGCGCGATAGAAACTGATTATCCAGATAGTTGATCTGGTGAGCGATCCAGTTCGGTGGTGTGTTCAATACAAACTCGGTCCAGACAAAATCTGTGACCAGGTTCGGATTGAACAGCATGATCGTCAGGCTGTCTTCTTTCCGAAGCGTCGGTTCGATGACCTTCCATTGGTCCGCCGTCAGCTTCTCGGATTCCTCAGACCAGAGGATATCGACATCAGATGTGCCCTTGATATCCCCAAGGTTGCGCTCAATGCCGTAGAAGAAGAACTGCGACCCGGTGACCCGGTGAATGATCTTCGTCTTCTGGATCTCGAAGCGATGGTCCAGGCCAAGATGATCAATGGCCCACTTCAGCTCCGTGTAAACCGACTCCTCAATCCGGTTCTGAAATCGGCGGATGCAAAGCACCCGCATTTTAACTGGTACGCTGTCAATCAGATGGATCAGACAGCATGCCGTGTCTCTGGTCTTTGAACTCGACCGTCCGCCATAGAGCGCGCAACCATCAACACCTGGCTTGAATACCTGCTCCCAGAACTCGACCAGGTTGGGATTGACGAGCGGAGCGGCTACCTCTTGCCGTTGGCAAGGTCGCGCCATGACACCGCTGTTTCGATCGGATCCCCGTCTTTTCCGGTCAGTTCATGCTTGTGTTTGTTGGTGTAAGCCTCACCAACCTCTTTCGCAGCCTGCTCCAGAAGGTTTGCGGCCAAGACCATATTGCCCTGACCTTCTGCTTTATCGGACATGCGCTGCAGCGAACGGAGCCTGACAGCCTTATGACTCACACCAATACCCGATGTGTCTTCAAGAAACGCTTCTCGGGACTTCTCAAACAGAATACGGAGCCTCTGAGAAAGTGCCCTGCCCGCAACTTTATTTGGATCATAGGCCTCAACAGCCTGAGGGCTGATCTTAACTCCGAACTCTTCCTTGATGGTTTTTGCCACCATTGTCGGGCTGTCGAAGCACGCGAGAAGCTGAACAACGCGTTTTTTCACGTCGTTGCTGTATTTTGGCTTTGGCATGTGCGCCTCAAGGTTCTTTCAATGTGTCAGGAGGCACGCGACAGACAGACGCCACAAGCATGGGCGACGTTGGCAAACCCTATTTCCGGTCCTTCGTTTGCAGCATCAACAAATGCTTGGGCATGAGCTGCCTGTGCACCATAGCGACGAACAACAGAGGTGAATTCCTCTATGTCGTGGCCCCTGATGCAGAACACCGGGCGTCCAGTGGACTGGCTGAACTTCGGAGCACCGAATGCATCCCGGTCCTGAGCGGCATGCAGAAGCTCATGCTCCACCAATGCACACCATTCCAGATCGGTACAATCGCTTGCGTACCTGGCATCGAATGTCAGGATGAAGTCAGGGATGCAACCAAACCACTCTGTGACCTGCATGCGGGCACGAGCCTTTGCCCACTTCCCCATTGCCATCGGATCACCCTTCTCACACTGAGCGAGAACGACCCTGCCGGCCTTTGCGTTACCGACATTGGTCCAGAGCGCACCCAGAACGGCATGGTTCAGATGTTCATGCTCAGGATTTTGAAGACTGGAATCCTCTGCAATAAACGTCGCGCGCGACCAATCTATGATTTCGGGAGCGGGAGTAAACTGTTCCGTCGCTTCTAGCTCAAAAAGCGATTCCGGTGGTCGTGGTCTATCAGAGCTGAAGGACATCAGCCCCAGCCGCCACCGCCTCCACCACCTGGCTGGGGCTGCTGTGGCTTCGGTTGTGGGTCAAACATGAAGTTCTCCATAGAAAAACCCGCCAGCGTAGACTGACGGGTCAAAGCCAACGACGGCTTGGATCGCTCTGGATATATGGATTTCGCGCATACATGGCAAAAATGCGCCGCTTGGGCGCACTTTTCGATGTTCTCTGATTTGCATCGAAAATGACGGAAGTCACGGAACCGGTCAAGCCACATTTTTCACCTTGTTCCGACCGTCGTTCCACTTTTTTCCGTTTCGCATGATACCCTTACCATAGACGTAGACCTTTTGAATTCGAACACGTGGGTTCTCGCCTGGAACGGGTGTGGAGCCATCAGGACGCCAGAAAAGCGCGAAATCCGTGTCTTTGAAGGGTTCCTCAACCTCTTCGACTATGCACGCCATACCGAAGAATTTGGCAATGATGACGGACACGGACCGGTCGATCCGGTTCATGACCGTCTTTTCGCTAACGCCTTCACGTTTCGCCTGAAATTTTGTGGAAACTCCATACGACCATGCCTGAAGACGTTTAACCGACGCTGCACCCTCCTGCTCAGACAGGTATCGAAGCCAGGGCATGATCTCCAACGCCTGATCGATCTCATACGCTGTCGGCCGATAGGAAATGTTCGAGAAACTATCGCCATATCCGTCAGCGATATTGCCGGCCCATGCCTGCCCCTGGTATCGGAAACTGGCCTGCGGATCAGGCATCGCCTTGAAGGTCAGAAAGGCACGTCGAATGATCTCACGAACAGCAACAACAGCTTCATGGGATGTGATGCCATATGTTTCAATCTGTTTGGCCATCAATTGAGCTCCGAGAAGTCTTTGGAAATGAGCATCTTCAGTTTGATCAACGGCCTGATGTGCTTGTTGTAGACACACACGGTTCTGGACCTTCCCCATCTCTCCTGGACGGTGTGAATTGCTTGCGGGATGTAACTGGAAAGCCGGATCTCATTGATGAGATCGCAGCGACATTTCCAATTATTGGATCCCCGCACCATGGATTTACCTCCTTAGAACGGGATTTCGTCATCCATCATTGAACCGGAACCCTGATCGGGCTGACCGTATCCATCACCCATATCAGGATCATGAGAGGTATCGGCGGGCGGCTGGGAATTTCCCGGACGATTGGCGTTATCATTCTGATCAGAGAAACCGCCGTTGCTGGAGTTCAGCAACAAGAGCTTGCAATTGAAGCCAGTCATGACGACTTCAGTAGAATACCGATCGACTCCTTGCTGATCCTGCCACTTACGCGTCTGAAGCTCGCCTTGAACGAACAGCTTCGAACCTTTGCGGGTATATTGCTCGATGACGCCAACCAGAGCTTCATTCCAGCACACAACACGATGCCACTCGGTGCGCTCTTTCTGTTCTCCTGTCGCCTTGTCTTTCCACTTGTCGCTGGTTGCAAGTCGGAGTACAGCAACACTCATCCCCGTCTGCGTTTTCCGTATTTCCGGGTCAGCTCCCAAGTTTCCGATCAACTGGACACAGTTCAATGATCCGCTCATGGTCGTTTATCCTGCGATTGATTGGGTTTTGGCTTCTGTCAAGGTTTGGGCTTCTGCGATGATGTCGGGTGGAATGACACAATCCGGATGCCCGGGTGGGTGATCGTCAGACCATGCAGGTGTGTATCGCCACTCTGACATCTGACCGACAAACCAACGTCTCAGCTTTGCGATCACAGCCGATCGACTGGCCTGGTTGTGGTTTAAGAGTTGGATGTAGTCGTTGACTGGTGGCACCTGTCCGCCATGGGTATGTTGGGACGGCGCTGCGGCGGGCACATCAAGCCATCGTTCCTGATTGAGCCATGTCGAAGGATTGCACCAGGAACGATCTTCAGGCTTTTCTCGGATATAGCGGTCACGTGCTGCATTGAGCGTTTTGAGATCGGTTTTCCTGATGGCGGTCTTGAAGGCTTTGAGGGCGGCGGCCTTACCTACCTTGTGCGGATATTCGGCGTACCATTCCTCAAATTGATCATCGACCGACACGAGATCACCGCCGCCCCCATGGGGGGGTATGGGGGGTATATTCTCTTCTTCTCTTCTCTTATCTGGGGCGTTACATTGCGTTACATTGCGTTTCTCTTTTTTCTTTTTTGTTTCACGATGTTTCCGAACGCGCTCCGCAGAATTATCCTCACGCTTGATTTGCCTTTTTTCCCAGTTACTTATGCGATCATCATGAATAACCCCCTTGTCTACCATCGCCTTCATGATCCGCTCAACAGACTCTTCATCGGTTCCGGAGAAGATTGAATAGGTCTCGATATCGAAGCCCTTAATCGAGCCCCTTTCGGCGTTTTGCGATGCGTAGTCCAGTAACGTCCAAAACAGTGATACGACTGCGTTACATTGCGTTTCACTGCGTTTCGCGATTACTAGCCACTTCATATCAGTGGGAGCGCCGTGCCATGACCGGAACCAATCCATCAGCATCCCCTCTGCGATTTATTGGCAATGTCTCCGGTGGCAACGTCGCAATAGACAATGCGGTCGCGACACGGCCCTAAGCGGTTCTTGCCAACCCTTATGAGAAGGTCGTTTGCGCGCCTCTCGTACTCGAGCATCGCATCATCGGTCGGGTTTGGGTCGCGGGCATCGTAGTAAGCTGGCCGATACAGCAACAGAACCTGGTCGGCGTGCTCTTCTATGTTTCCGGAGTCACGAAGGTCTGACATCACGGGGCGTTTGTCATCGCGGCTCTCAACACCTCGATTCAGCTGAGCCAAGAGCACCACACAGATATCCAAGCGCTTCGCCATGCTCTTCAGCGACCAGACCAGTTCGCCAAGCTCATGCACAAGGTTTCCGCGGTATCGGTCACTCTTTCGCATCAACCCGAGATAATCGACAAACACGGCACCGAGTTTGGTGCCGGATTTCTCAAACTCCGACTTCCAAATCCTTGCACGGGATTCAATCTGGGAGGCACTTAAGCCACCAGCATCGGTGATCTTGATTGGCAAATTAGCTGCGGTGGAAGAGAACTTCTGAAACCGGTAAAACTGCTCATCACTCAGCTTTCCGTTTTGAATATCTGAATATGTAAACTTCCCATTCAGACCCAATGCGGCTTCGGCAGAAACAAGCCTGCAAAACCATTCCTCCTGGTCGATCTCGAGCGAGGCAATGCCGACTCCATATCCCTGCCGCGCCACCTGACGGGCAAAGGCAACCATCGTCTGGGACTTTCCCATGCCAGGGCGGCCAGCCATGACAACAAGGCGCCCGGGACGCATGCCGGTCATGTCGTTATCCAGATCGACAAGCTTTGTAAGAGGAACCTGTGCGTCTTCGCCGCTCATTCGCGCAACGATGCTCGCCTCCAGTTTGGAAGCAATGGACTGCAAATCAGAGGAACCGCCTTCCGGTCCCTCAATGTCATTGCGCAGTTCGAGCACATTGGAGTCGAGTTCCTCCAACAGATCCTTCGTGGCAGAGGCACCAGACATCGCCCGTGCCGCAATCGATCCGGAAAGCACCATTAGACTGCGCCTGGTAGCCAACTCGATTATCTGGTCGACATACTCATGAAAGTGCATTGGATTGGCGGATCCGGTCGAACACGCCAACATATACTGGAAAGTGGTCTGACCTTCCGGGCCTTCGCATTGGATACGAGGCTTTAACAGGATCGGGTTTACTGCCCTACCCTCGTTAAAGAGCTCTTTTGCCTCCCGGTAGATCTCAGAATTCAACGCACTGTGAAAGTGCTCGGGTTTCAAACGTTCCGTTACCTGACCAATCAGCGCATTGTTCGCCATGAGGGCGCCGATGATGAGTTGCTCAGCCTTGATATTTGCAGGCGGGTCGCTGAGCGTGATGACAGCTGGTTGAGCGTTCATGTGGCTGGCCCTGCCATACCGAGCGCATGCATGTAGAGATCGAGGACTGCCTCTTCCTCTTCACGCTCATGAGGCTGCTTCTTGCGCAGTGAAACCACCTTCCGCAGGATTTTCACGTCATAGCCATTGCCCTTGGCTTCCGCGTAGACTTCCTTGATGTCGTCGGCGATGCACTTCTTTTCCTCTTCCAGGCGCTCGACACGCTCAACAAAAGCGCGCAGCTGGTCAGCAGCAATGCCACCAGGATCCGCTCTGACGGTGCTTTGTGTGGGCGTCTGATGGGTGTCGTTCTCAGCCAGCATGAGCCAATTCCTTTTCGTTCATGGTGATGGCGCGCTGCACCGCAGCTGCGTAGGAACCGAAAACAGCGAGACGATCACCGGTTGGACCACGGGCAATCTTCAGCGCGAGAGGTCCGAAAACGACCTTCCACTTCCCATCCTTGTGCGGGGCTGGGTGCCAGCCTTGCGTGTCCAACTCATATTCTGGAGACTGAGGATCTTCTCGTTGCTCGAAGAACATGCAGGCCAAGGCGAAGTGAGGCACCTTGTCATCGGCCTTGTTCAAGATCCTCTTGTTGCAAGGCGCGTCCTTCAGCCGAAGTGTGGCCCTATCTGCATCACATGCCTCATATTCGACATTTGACGGCACCCAGTCTCCAAAGCGGTGTTCCTCGCTTTCCTGACGTTTCCAAGCATGCCAAAGCATGCACTCCCGGCAGGTCTTTCCGGCTGGGCCGGTGCCAGCAATATGAGCCTGACCGAGAAACGTTTGCCGTATTGGTTCGTCGAACGACGCGCGGCGCAAACCAACGCCGAATTCAAGATGTCTTCCCATCTTTCCTCTCCGGTCTGTGAGCCGCGCAATACCACTTGCCGGCAAGTTCTTGTTTGTTCAGCGTCATGAAGAGACGGAGCTGAACGCCATACCCAAATGACGCGTAACGGCCGCACACTTCGCAGAACGGAACGAAGTTCCGAGACCCGGTTACCTCGTCTGTGATGAACTGGACGGACATGGTTCGGAGTCCTGTTCTTTGGGCGGAAAACCGTTTTTCATGTCGCTTCTGACGCGATAAGGAAGCCAGCCATTCCCGGTTGAATCCTCCATCGCTCTCGATGCCGCAGCATTGACTGTTCGCCCCTGTGCGGCCCAAAAGCCGGCAATGAAAGCAGCAAGACGATCATTGAAAGCCTGCTCGGTTTCGCCAGGGCGCCGGGTGATGTTGCTGGGAGGTTTCATGCAGCCCTCCCGAAAAACTCGGTCTGGCCTTCAGCGTTCTGATCGAACAAATACCAGGCGCAGTTATCCTTGCCGCTCATGGTGGTGCCTGGAATCCATTTCAGGCGACCGACAGAGACGATCTTGCGGCAATATTTGAGGTAAGGTTCGGCCTGTTTTGTATGCGCCCAATCGGCATAAAACAGAAGCCATGTCGGTTGCTGAGCGGACAGCCATTCGATCAGCTCATGAAGCAGTGGAATGGACCACGGCGGGTTTGTTATGTACCGATCAATTCCATCAGCGTGTGAGTGCCGAGCATCCCGATCTTGAATATCGTCACGCTGTGGGTAGAAATCCCATGCGTCGACACAGCGATGCCCGATTGCTTCAAGTTGGTCGATGAGATCTCCCGCGCCAGCGCAAGGCTCGCAGAAGCGTGTTTTTGGTTCCAGATACGGCGCGAGGGCAGCAACAGCACGCGGATCAATCGTCCGGTAGAAGTCCTTGTCAATCCGGGGAAAATCGGAGCGCTTACCCATCGAACCGCGCCTCCTGCTCTTCGGCTGTCGCGCGCAGATATTCACTAGCACGCTGGCAAGACGATGCCGTTCTGATCATCCTATTGATGCGGTAGTTCATGACAGGCTGACCCACTGTTACCTTCACGGACTGAGCGACCTTTTCGCCCTTGGCTCGTTCCCTACCAAGCTCATCAAGATCCCAAGCGATGGAACGCAACTCTTCTGAACTGAGCTTCATGACTGGACCTCGTTTGAATAAGTTGGGCGGTGACGGTCATCGGGCTTGGGGCAGGATCGTGTCACCGCCCGTTTTTGCACTCTGATGGCCTACCGGGTCAGGGCGCAAAACAGTGTTGGGTAGCGGGGAAACGGCTAGGCAGTTCCCGCATGGCGTGCATCTATGGGTGTTGCGACTTCATTTGATTGACCTTTGAAAGGATTTTCCAATGTCTGAGACCCCAAGCTTTCGTTTGATCCGCGTCGAGTACCTCAAAGAACACTTCTCTTGGGCCGGCACCTTTGAAGCCTGCTATCCTGAAGGGAAGAGCAGGAACGAAGTGACTTTCGTAGTTTCAGATGGTCCAAATCGTGACGAGCCACGGCCCAACCTTTCCGTTGTCGATGCAAGTTCCCAACTGCATTCAGTTACAAAAAACGCGCTTACTGCTTTTCTTGAAGCGCTCGATTGACCCGATCTGATGCTTCATTGACGCGATTGGCGAACTCACAGCCGGACATGAGCGGTATGGAAGATTGCCAATTCAGTGCTTCGAGCAGCTTCTGGAACTGTCTTTCACCAATCAGTTCCGGTATCGCTTCGAGTGCATACGGTGTCTTGTTGTCTGAAGTCATTTCCGATCTTCCTTAAGCCAGGGAGCGATTATCTTGGCCAAAGAGGTCAGCTTCAGACCCCCGCCGTGCATTTGATTTGCGGCTCGCAGAATCCAACAAGCAATCGATGTCCTTGCGGGCACGAACCAGTTGCCGCTCGAGTTCAGTGACTTGTTTCTGTAATCCTGAGAAGTCATGCCCCGGGGCCTTTGCGTTGCGGGCCTCAACCAATTCCAATGCTTGGCGATACAGGTAAGGGTCAGGCTGATCGACCTGCCCGTACCAATAAGACTTCGCATGGCGCTCACTGATCCCAAGCGCTACAGCTGCCCTACGTATACAGTCGGGAACCTGCTCGCCTCTAAGCTTCGGAAAACCGAGCTCTTGAATTACCACCTTCATTTCTTCCGGCTTCGGCGTTTTTGGTACTCTTGTTACTGACATTTACGCCCCCGAATGTTCTGGAAATCTTTTCCAGCCTTTTTCAAAGACTGTGTGCTTAGGTGTTGGTGTTCGGGATGTTTCCCGAAACACCTGGACTGGCCGTATGGGAAAAACAAACCGCACCACGCCTGCCAGAACGTGATGCGGCTCTAACCCCCTCGTGAGAACAACACGAAAGGACATTTGATATGCTTGGATTAGCGAAGGCAGCGCCAAACATGAGCGCGCCTGAAAACTTGGAGCCGAGAGTCGTGAAACTCGAAATCGAACATAGCCACATGAATAAATCGCAAGACGATTTACGGAACTCTTTGGCAAAGCAAAGAGAAGAACAAAGGTCCGATTTCAGACTGCTGTTCGGTGCGATCGTTGCCAGTTCACTCGGTCTCGCGGGTTTGATTGCAAAATCCGCTGGCTGGTTTTGATGAAGAGCCCAAGAGAACATCATTGCGGTTCTCCTGTTTGGGATTGGGAATTGGATTGCACAGGTTTTAGGTCGGGATTTTTTTCCCAATATTCTTCGATGTAGGCTTCAATCTTGTCGGCTGTACCGGTGTACACATCCAAGCCATCACGAAGTCTGCGCACCAAGCTGGGATCACCAACCGCCTCACGACCGAAAGGTGTAGCTTTCATTTTCGAGTCCTCAAGAAAGGTCTCGACAATATGATTTATCCTACGCATGAGAGTAGAAAATAGGAATTATACTATTATGTCAATAGAAATGTTCCTCATACCAAAGGAGGCCGAGGATAGGTATTTTCCTTCCATGTCAGAAGATGAATGGAAAAATCGCCTGAGAGAAGCACTTGCGGCGCGTGACGCTACAATGCATGCCGTGTCCTTAGAGCTGAAAAAAAATCCTCATTACATAAGTCAGCTAATCAACCGGAAAGAAGGCGGGCCCAATCTCAAAACAGTTACACCAATTGCGAAAGCACTAGGCGTATCTCCCACATGGCTGCTTTTCGGAACTGGTAGTATGAAGGACGTTGGGGAAACGAACGTAGCGGATATTGTTGAGAGAGATGTTGAAGACGTTGTAGACGCTGAATCTGCACGCGAAAAGATTACTGAACTTGTGCACCTGCTGTCCCCTCAGCAGACGAACGCGATTCTTACGATGCTTCAGTCATTCTTAGAGGCGCTTGGAATTCCTGAAGGCAGTCCTCAAAACGATGACGATGACATAGAGGACAAGGTTTTTCTTGGCGATGCAAAAGAGCCCTTGGAGCGCGCGTGGCTAGAGAAAGCGTCTCAGAAAGTTCGGCAACAAGAAAAAGCTCTGACGCATCAGGCAATCTTTAACTCGGAAGAATCCGACCGGAGACTGAAGCGCGAGTATAATAGATTGTACCTACAAGAGGTGTCAAAAGAGACATCTGGTAGTTAATAAATCACTCTCTTTTATTGCTAATTTTATCGATACACCTACGTCATATCACGCTCATTTCACACTGCCGAAATAGAATCCGCAGGGGTTACTGTCAGAAAAGAGAGGGTGATGGATAACAAAAAAGCAAGGGGCTCGCCGTTTGCAAAAATGATAACGCCCGCAGAGGCATTTGCAGAAGCGGAGTATAAGACCTTACTTTATGGTCAAGAGGGATTGCTCGAAGCCATTAGTCAGATATTATTTCAGCATCCACATGTCGAAAGGCTCACGGATATACAAAGAATGGAGATAGCGGCCTACTCACGGCCTGTGTTTTCCGAGATTGAGCGACAACTTGAACAGGAAGGAAGCCTGTGAAATGAGTCATATAGAGCCACTTAAAGCTACTGATATCGCAAAATATGGCGATGAAACCGCGAAATTCCTCTTCAAACTTTGGGCGGCTGAGCGGGGTATAAATATAATGGGCTTTGGGTGTGTTTCTGAAGAATACGTTATGCGGTTTAGTGGGCGTCTTGAGGAAGGACTTACTCCGAAGGCCTTATTATGCGGGCCTCAGACACTTGCTGCCGAACTCGTTGGACCTTTTATTGCGAGACAACCACCAGACATCTTGAATGAGGCTCTGGGTCAGGGCTACAGAATCTTTGCTTCGAGCATTTATCATGACGCGCTAATCAACTTCGAACCGAAGCATGATTTGGTCAGCTCGATCTTTTCATGCGAAAGCCGGTCATATGAAGTGGTTTACAAAAGATCTGTTTTCCCAATCAAGCTGAACGGCCTAAAGCAAGCTATTCTGCATACCCAGAAGCTCCATGTTCAGCTAATACATCATCAGCAAGATCACGCAGACCCCCGCTCCGGTTCCCTGCCAACCACAAGTCGCGGAGGTCTTTATCAGGATCGCCGCCTGGAAGCGCCGGCTTCGTACGCCAGCGAATAGCGCGCGGAAAGATTTCCTTGTACCCGCAGGCTTGCGGAAACCCGGTCTGAGCGTGCTTTGGACGGATCCAACAGTACAGATAGTCAGGGTGAAACATGTACAGCGAGATAAGCTGAATAAGCTTCACCATGTTGCCCGTTAGCCCGCCCCTGCGATGCTCTTCATTCGCCCAGGCTTCACCCAGATAGACAACCTTTCCGGTCGCCTCTTCACAGAATGACGCCTGCCGGTCTAACAGCTCGACCGGTGCCCCATGCTCGGTGAAATAGACGCGAGGCAGATACGCTTTCAGATAATCGGAAACTGTTTGACCGTAGGCGAACGGCTCCATTCGTGATGCAACTGTACTTACCGGATGCCCTGCCTTATCGATCAGCATGATCCAGAAGCTCTGCGCAGGCAGAAGTGTGTTGAAGTTGGGTGCGAAATGCTCAGTAACGTCCCGGTCGATACCCTTCATCACATTGTTGAAGTAGTTGAAATCGTGACCACGTTTCAAAATGAAATCGTCGCCTTCCAAATGTGATTTAAGTTTGGTTATGGCCTCGGCAACGTCTACCGATAGGTCAACATTCATTCTCGCCCACCCGCACGACTGTCGTGTAAGAAATAACTATATACCGATTTGGGGCAAGATTGCGCTGGCTATTAACAACAACTATTTAAAACTGGCGGCAAGCTGCACGTGGGCATAACAGGAATGTGGTGCGGCAGAGAGAGGCGTGCGACCTCCTCCCGAGATTCAACTCCTGTACCGCGAAAAGTGTGCCACTCGCCCGAATAAACTTGACAAATTGTCAAGAAATCCAATAATGATGTTCACGAACAACTCAAATCGGGGGCCGCGATGGCTGCTATCAAGCACGAAGTTGAGACTGAGTTTATAAACCTTTGGGCAGAAACAGACTATGACCTGGTGGTGAATGCTACGGTTTCATCTTCAATGCGCCGGCAAGGCCTGGATTTGCTAGATGTAAATTTCGTGATGAAAACCGGCATGGTCATCAATAGTGATATGCGTGACAGTCGCGGACTGTGGTGCGTTCGCGGTGAAACTGTTGATGACGTTGAACTTGACCTAACGGTGCTGGTTGAATCGTCAAACTACCAAGTTGAATTGTTACGCGTAGTCAAAGTTATAAGGAGCACGGCATGAACGCGGTCACCGAGTGTAAATGCGCCAATTCGCAACTGACCCACATTGTCGAGGAGTTCGAGGTATCAGACGACTTGAAAGCTCCCTTCACGGTGATCTTAAACAATGCCGTGGAGGTTACCACTGACGCTGACTCCGGGAAGGTTGCGAGTTACAAAATTCCAGACTTAGACGGCCTAATCCGAGCTGTTACCACTTCGAGGATTGCTCATCCTTACAAGCTATCTGGTCCTGAAATTAAGTTCGTGCGGAAAGCGATCGGCCTTAAACAAAAAGAGCTGGCGACGAAGATTGAACTTACCCCTGAACATTTGTCCAGGTGTGAGAATGGCGCTTTGCCCATTTCACCTTCCGCAGAAAAGCTATTTAGGATTTTCGCCTTCAAGACTGTTCTGAAGCTGCACAAGATCGAGTCTTGCGATGAAAAGACCGAGATATTGGATACGTTGGATCGGTTGTTTGATGATCTGAAGCCTGTACCTGCATTCGATGCAGGCTCGGAACTTGTGTTCCATTTTCGCCGCGTCCCCGTGACGACGGGAGATAGCACTGATGACAGCTCGCCTGACGATGGTCGTTGGGACGGAGATGCCATGGCGGCCTAAATGCCTTTAGTCGTTTGATTTTTTAGACCGCGCAGAAACACTGCGCGGTTTTTTCGTTAGGACTCAACCGTTTTGGCAAAGGAGTGACCAGTGCCATACACACACTTCGCCACGCGTATGATGTGTATCGACCTAAATACAGAAAGCCCCGCACTAGGCGGGGCTCTGGTCTCTCATATGGCTTCTGGTTAAGCAGCTTTTGAAAGCTGGCGAGATGCCATTTCATTCGAAAGAAAGAATGAACATTTTTTAAAATTTTCAATGCCGACTTCCTCTATCGCTGCTTTGAAGCAATCGTAGAGTTCGTCGTGCAGCTTCTTTTCCAAGGCTATTTCAAGCCCTTTTTGAGCTATCGTCATACGCGCCTCCTAGTCATCTCTGAACCTATATTTACCAGTGATGTCCTTAACAGTCCTTTAACGTGTCATTAACTTTTGTCTACATATAGCCATGAACCTACTAAACGTACAGATGTAAATCGCTCGAGCTTACCCAGCATTGGACTAAGTGCTGAGAAGAATTGACGATCGGCGGGGCTCTTCAGATGCATTTTTAGGTGCTTCGCCTTTAATTGATCATCAACCTCAGACAAAGCCAGTATGCCCGTGAACGCACCAACCAGCGCGTCACTGTAATCTTCGATTGAACCGTCCCCAAAGTCTAGTTCTGGACAAAACGCCATATGGCGCACCCTCATAACAGGCTCTTGATAGCCAGGTAACATCGTCGTGTTGATCTGGCAGATCGCAGAATGCATAGACCCATTGTGGATTGCAAATGCCGCTGATTTTGGCTGCGGCTCACTTATTAATTCTTCCAGCACCCCGAAAGTACCTAACGCATATTCAGAAAAGTCTTCCTCATGATTTTCACACTGGACCCGCCAGTCATCTTCGAAAGCCCCCCAAGTGCCGTCCCCTTTTTGAAGTCGGAATATAGGCTCAATCATTTTTCGAATCTCCGGCAATTTCTACGGTTAGTCTAGAACAGACGCAACCCCACACACAACCAAGTGCAATTCCTTATTGTGGCGAAGATTAAGTTGCTCTCTGAATTCTCACTTGCATTCCACACATTCACAAAAGGCGCACTGCCATATACAGCGCCTGCAGTCCTCCAAAATCGCAAGATTCGTCTCATTATTCGGCCTTTTGCTGAATCATGCCATTTGTTCAAATACTATAGCAAAATATAGTTTTTTTCATATTGTTGTTGACATGGTAGGAATTTTCCTATTTTATTGCTCTCAACAACCTGAGGGCACATCGCGATGAAGCAGCACCCTGCACCAAAAACAGAGCGCCGCGACATTCCGAAGAAACCAAAGCCTGATCGAACCAGCACCTCAGAAGACGACTATTTCGAGCATCAACTCCAACAATACGGGGTGCGAAGCAATGACCAACCGCGACCTGACGAAATGCCTGTACACGATCGTAGCCGAAGGCCGCGACAGTGATGGCACATACTTTCAGTTCATCGACGGTGCATGGGGCTGGAACGCTGCTGCCCAGGCGACCAGCGAAATGTTCCGCCGTGTACCTGGCGAAGCGGAAATCAATATTTATGAGGGTGATCCCGTCTCCGGTTCATTCCGTGATGTAACAGTCGATCTTCTCGCCGACGCAGAGACTGCGTTTCACAAAGCTTCAGAACACTGGACTGACAAATCCAAGGTCAGGCGCACGATCTCCACATATGCGGGGGCTGCGTGATGGATTGCTCACTTACATGGAAAAGCTTCCTTAAAAGCTTCGATGATGAGCTTGTCGGCTTCTCGGTATTGCTCGCCTCCGTTAGCCTGAAGGTATTGCACAACGGCATCAACCTTCTGCTTAATTGTTACTCCGTTCGGAACGCAGAAACCCAAAACCATACGCCTTGCTTTTTCGAGGGTGAATGGATTGGAGACGTCAATACCCACCGCGCCTGCGGTGTCTGCGTTGCCAACCACCAAGCCTTGCTCAAAGCCGCCAATAAATCCGTCGCAGTAACTACCGTAGGCGAGGTTATCGGACGTGCAGAGTTCAAGAAGCCAGCTTCCACTCATGGGCTTGCTGCTGGAGGGGACAGTAGCTGCTGCAAGCGCACACAGCAAAATCAAAACAAATCTCATGACGCGATTGTAATCACTCAACCCTCAACTCTCAAGGGAGCTGCGTGATGACCAAGGAAGCATTCACACCTGAGATTTGGTTCATCATCCGCAAGAACCTCCTCTTCTTCAGCTCCATCGCTCTCATGCTTGGTGTTTGCTACGTCCTTGTATTGATCCTCTGGTTCGTAAAGGAGGCACTGACATGATCGACAGAAGCCCCCAGAGACGAGCCGACTCCATGTTCGGCTTCTACGAGCGGATGCAGCAGGACATCGATCGCGACCGGAACCGTCGTAGCGAATACCTGAAGAACGCCAGAAACGCCCATACCCGGGAAGATTTCGACCGGGTTCACGACTGGCTCGGATACGCCCGGATGACCCACAGGCGGATCCTGCAGAAGCTGAAGCAGCTCGCAAGCGTGAAGCTCCAGGCAGACAAGTTACAGAGCGCGGCGGACCTTGAGCGCTCTCGGGAGCGGCAGGAAGCGGCTGAATAAGCCCTTCCCGCTCCTTCCTCACCAATTTGAAGGGAGATTACCGTGACTGATCAATTCGATTATTGGCGCAAGGCCCTGGCAGGCCAGAACCCGCCCATCCATGAAGGTGAAGCGCAAGTCGGTTTCTACCGGAAGCGCAACAAGCCCTACAAGGGCAAGCCTATGGCCGATGAGCCTGTCGCCATCTACTGGCACGGCGACAAGCTGATCGCGGTCCAGGGCACTGAAAAGCGCTCAAAGCAGGTCGACCCGAACGACCTTTGGACATGGGTCGCTGACAAACCCATCAGCTACGAAGAATACCTTGAAGCCTTTCACAAGGGCAAATGGGAAAAGGCCGTCGAGGGCCTCCAGGACGAACGCGGTGTCGGTGACAACAATCCTCCTGCCGATCCATTTGAGGCCTTCAACGCTGAGCTTCAGAGCGTTTTGAAAATGGCTGAAGAAGCCATGTCCGAGGACATCAAGACCAAAGAAGATGCTGACCGGTTCGTCAATATCAAAGACCGACTCCTGCAGCTCGGTAAGGACGGTGAGGAAAAGCGTAAGGCTGAGAAGAAGCCTCACGACGACGCAGGCAAGGCTGTTCAGAAAAAGTGGTCACCGGCTCTGGGGGATGTCGACACCACCAAGAAGAAACTTGTCGGTCGGATCAACGATTGGATCAGGGCGGAAGAGCAGCGCATTGCCAAGGAACAATTGGCCGCTGCCAAAGCGGCTGAGGAAGCTGGTGAAGAGCTTCCGGTCCAGTCCGCCAGTCCAGTTCAGATCGGCGGCGCTGTTTCTGGCCGCAAGACATCGATGCGGTCTCGTAAAGGTGCCGTGATCACAGATCCTGTTGCCCTGGCCAAGTTTCTTCTGTCCGGAGACGTTCCAAACCCGGATCTCATGGCTGCGCTGCAGAAGTGCGCGAACAAGATTGTTGCCAACGGCGCTGAAGCACCCGGCATCGATCAAGAAAGCAAACGGAGTGCAGCATGAACCAGGTTGTAGAAATCGATCATCCGATGTCGGTTGAGACCGGAACCGTTGCAATGCTTGCAGCAGCCGAGATTGACCAGCAAATTTCCACCGCAAAGCGCTATCCACGTTCGTTGCAAAACTTCCGGCAGGAAGCTCTTGCGATGGCAACTCTCAATGAAGACGTTGCTCAGGAATGCTTCTATGCCATTCCGCGCGACGGAAAGATGGTTGAAGGACCATCGGCGCGCTTTGCCGAGATTGTAATTTCAGCCTGGGGCAATTGCCGATCTGGCGCCCGGATCGTCAACGAAGGCCAGGAATTCGTGACGGCGCAAGGCGTTTGTCATGACCTTCAGCGCAACGTCGCCATCACATACGAAGTGCAGCGCCGCATCACCGGAAAGAGCGGCAAGCGATACTCTCCTGACATGATTGGCGTGACTGCCAATGCTGCGTCATCGATCGCGCTGCGCAACGCAATCCTCAAAGTGGTTCCGAAGGCGTTTTGGAATGACATATATCTGGCGGCCCGCAAGACCGTGATGGGTGATTTCAAGACGCTCGGAACTCGACGTGTCAACGCCATCAAAGAGTTTTTGGCCTATGGCGTCGCCGAGGAGCAAATTTTCGAAGTTCTCGACGTAAAGGGCATCGAAGATATCGGCCTTGAACATCTGGTGACCCTGGGCGGCATTCTGACTGCCATCAAGGAAGGTGACACCACACCGGAACAGGCATTCGGCACGAACAGCAAGGACAAGCCTGCAGCTCCGCCGGCGCCTCCTCCAACTGAACAAAAATCTGAACCTCAGGCCAAACAACAACCCGCGTCGCAGTCCTCCCCTCCTGCGACACAAGCCGCGCCGGGTGCAGCCGAGAAGGCGGCACCTCCCCCGCCTGATCCCGGCGCGGCGAAGCCAGAAGAAGAAAATCGCTTCTTCTTGGATGGATCCGGAAAGGTGTGGGACCGGACCAATGACAATCAGGTGCCGTCACAGTTTGTCACAACGGTTGGAGACCACGGATTCACGATCGGTGACGGGTACTCTCGCTGGCTCGATATGAAGGCCGAGAAGGAACAGCAGGAAGCGCCTTTGTTGCAAAATGCTGCTCCGCCGCCCCCTTCAGCACCTCCCGAAGAGACTGATGTGCCACTCGAACCGGATGAATTCATCAAGTTCATGGATGGCCGCATGAAGGAAGCCGGAAGCGAAGACGATGTGATTGCCATTTGGCACGACATGTCGCCCGAAGACATCCTTGACTTTCCGCCCGATCTTGAACGCGCAAACGAAGTCTATGAGCGGCACCGGGCAGGCTTTGGAGGTAATCGCTGATGCCCACCAAGGCCCCATACATCCGCGGATTTCATCCTCAAGTCGGTGCCTTCCTGGTGCCGACCACAGAGGAAGGCCGGGAACAGCTCGGAGCATTGAAAGCCGGGAAAGAGGTCATGGTTCATGTCCACGCCCCCCGGAACATCAAGCACCACAAGATGTTCTTTGCGCTGCTGCACAAGGTTATCGATGGCGGCGCATGGGACGGCGACACGGATTCGCTGACAGATGCGGTCAAGATCGCCACCCATCACGTCGACATCGTGATCGGAATGGATGGCAAGACCTATTACCGGCTTCGCTCTCTCAAATTCGAAAGTATGCCGCAGGACAAATTCAACCGCTTCTTCGATCGGGCTGTGTTCTATGTCTCAACCAGGCTTCTTGGAAACGACGATTGGGAAGCTCTGCGAGATGAAATCGCAGAGATTGTTGACGGAGAGATCGGCCGGCAAGCGAAAGAACTTGCCGCCCGCTACGGGTGAGTTTCCCCAAACTTGAGCCGGGTCATCAGTGACCATCCCGCCGGCTCCCTTTCTTAAGCGCTTCCAGGAGCGTTTCAGCAAGGAAATTGGAGGCTGAACGATGTTGCACACCACCGACTTTGTCTCTGCTGCAAAGCTTCCCCGGCATCTACTGCCTTGGAAGTCTCAGGATCAAATGACAAATGCCATGCTCCACGAAGGCGATGCGTTCTTGTTTGACGTCTGCATTTCAGGTTTGCACCTCGTCAACGGCGAAGGATACGGCGGTTACACGATCATGGATGACAGCGATCGCGAGATCAGGCGCCATATGTCGGCTGTTTTTGCGGCACGAGGACGAGTGTTAAAAACCGGCCTTGGTTTTGGATGCTTCGTGCGTGCCTGTCTTCGCAACACAGAGGTTGCGCATATTGACGTAGTTGAGATCGACAAGGACATCATTGATCATTTTGGAGCTGAATTTTCAGAAAACGATCGAGTAACAATCCATCATGCCGATGCGTTCGAGTTCCCCCTTGAGGGTCGTAGATGGAACCTCGCCTGGCACGACATCTATTGCGAAGGCAATGATGGGCTTCCGCTTCTACATTTAAAGCTCTTGAAGCGGTACCGGCGTCACGCGGATCTGCAAGGTGCTTGGAAATTCCCGCGGTGGGCTGCTCGAACGTGGTTTCAAAAGACAGGTAAGTCTTTGGTGGGATCCCCGCGAAATCGTGTCAGGAAGGTCGCCTGATATGACCCGCCGCGAATTCACCCGTAACCAGAAGGAACAGATCATCGAGCGCTCAAGGCGCAACGGTCAAATCTGCTGTGAGCGGTGCGAACTCGTTCTCGGTCACAAACCCTTCGAGATCGATCACATCATCCCCGAGGCGTTGCGGCCGGAAGCTGACAAACAGAAGTCTCTGACGATCGCTGAGGGCCAGCTGCTTGGAAAGGCCTGCTGTCACCGCGGCGAGGATGGCAAGACCAACAAGGACGTTAAGCAGATAGCCAAGGGAAAACGTCAGTACAACGGTCACAACGGCATCAAGAAACGCAAAGGCCGTCCGTTGCCAGGTACCCGGGCCAGCGGGATCCGGAAGCGCATGGATGGATCGGTGGAGCGCTGGTGATGTCCGAAACAAGAACGCCCAAAGCCAGTATCGCTCGCAGTGAGTTGGTTGAAGCTTTGGAAGAAGCAGTGCGTGTTTTGCAATGGCGTGAACCAAATCCGAAACGTGCGCTCGGAAAGGTCCGGAAGGTTCTGGACAAAATTAGGAGAGTGAAATGACCAGCAAAAAAGCACCAAAATCAGAAGACATCCACGTCGGTCAACGCGTCCGGATGCGCCGGATGATGCTTGGCATGAGCCAGGAGAAGCTCGGTGATGCGCTCGGAATAACGTTCCAGCAGATCCAGAAATATGAGAAAGGCACAAACCGGATCGGCGCAAGTCGCCTTGTCGAGATTTCCCGCAAACTCAACGTCTCAATTTCCTTCTTTTTCGACGGCCTCGAATCCGCGAGCCAGATGAGCGCCGGCGACCAGGCTTTGATGCAGACAGCGAACGTTCCAGGCTGCATCGAATTGGTGCGCGGCTACGAGCAGCTCAGCCCGACCGGCCGGAAAGCTATTCTCTTGTCGATGAACGCTCTGTTGGAAACAACGGTCCCAACTTCCACCGCCGCGGCGGCATGACAGAGAACAATGAACCGCCGCGCGTCGACCCTGAAGAGATCAGGCGCGCGGTACTCAACGAGGCTGCAGCAGTTGCAAGGAGCTTTATGGGCCAGATTGAAGTATCGTCCTGGCACCTTCCAGAAGTGATTGCTGCAAAGATTGAGGCCCTGGATACCGGGGAGTAGTTCCAGATGCATTTGACAGCCTCTGAGGTTGCAAAGCAGTATGGTTTAACGTCGCGTCACTGGACGCGACAAGCAGCGCTCGGCAATATTCCCGGAGTATATCAGCCAAGCGGCACCGGTGGACGGTGGCTGTTTGATGCTGCTGTCTTCAAACGTTGGTGGGCGTCAAAACGCCGGGAAGTACCAGCATGGCAGGGATCTATAAACGAGGAAAAACCTATTGGGCGCGGGCCCAACGTAACGGTCGAGAATTCCGGGAGTCCCTTAAAACAGGAGATAGACGGGTGGCTGAAAAGCGCTATGACGCGTGGAAAGCCAAACTCGAAGCCCTCGCCTGGGGCGACCGTACACGCGTTACCTTCTCCGAAGCCGTAAAGGCGTTCATTACGGAGTATTTCATCAACCTCAAGCCGTCGTCGCAAACAAGGTATGGGGTGAGCCTCAAGGCTCTGGCAGATACGTTTGAAGGCTGTTTCATAGACCAGATTCAGCGAGACATGCTGAATAGGTTTGAAACCAGCCGCCGTTCTCAGGGCGTCAGCCCGCCGACAGTCCGTCGCGATTTGGCGTGCTTGTCATCAATGCTCGCTTTCTGCGAGGAAAAGGAATGGCTCGATGAGGGCTTCAATCCCGTTCCTGGCTATTTGAAGCGGCGTTCGACACGAGGGCTCAAGGAAGCTCCGGGCCGTACGCGTTATTTGACAATTGAAGAAGAAGAGAGCCTGTTGGCACATGCCACACCAGCAGTGCGGACGGCTCTCATGGTAGCCATCGACACCGGCTTGCGAGATCAGGAGCAGTTCACGCTCACTTGGGGCCAGGTCGACTTCAAACGCAGTGTCATACGTACAACGACAAACACCAAAAGTGGGCGTTCAAGAACTGTTCCGCTCCCTGCCCGTTCTGCTGTTGCCCTGGCACAAATCCAGGCACAACAATCGGCACAGGAAATTTCGACAATTTTCGTGTTCGCCCATGAGGATGGATCAAGGATTTTGCGGCAGGTAAAAGGCATGAAAGCCGCAGCCCGCCGTGCAACTGAAGACAAGAAACGGTACAAAGACATAAGCCTCGATGACATTCGATGGCACGATTTACGGCGAACTGCCGGGTGTCGATGGCTACAACGGGACAAATTGTCCATGATCGAAGTGTGCAACCTTCTCGGGCATTCCAGTGTGACTGTCACAGAGAAAAGCTACGCCTTCCTCGAAGGTGAAGTCTTGGCACAAGAAGTTGCAAAGTCCCGATAACGCCGCACAAAAACCGGCACATAGGCTTGCGGATAATAAATAAAACACCATATTTTCAGATATTTAAGGAGATAGGCAAATGCACTCTGACTCCGTTAGTCCTGGTTCGAATCCAGGTTCCCCAGCCAATTTTTTCTAAATAATTACAGTTTCTTGTGACAGTTCATTGAGGTCATTGCATAAACTTCTTGTTGCATGCATGTTGCAGTCAATTCCCTCAAGTTCCTGCGGTTTCCGAGAAGCTCTGGCGTCTCCATGCAACATAGACGCAACATAAAGATCAAGGACTTACGACTCAGTTCCCTGACCCGATTCGTTCAGGGGTAAGATCCGTTCGCGTTTTGCCCACCTACTCACACCTCTACCGACACGGACCATAACTATGCGCCTTTTGTCAGCATGATGGGCTTGTATCGACTGCTACTATTGCCAGTGTTATCGAGGCAAATTTGCCCTCGGTATATTGTCATGCCTGTTCGTTGGCTCGAACCGTGGTGTCGACCGCTCCACTTTTCTGGCGACGCTGGTCAGCACGGCAAAGCTCAACGCCGTCGATCCGCGAGCCTGGCTTGCCGATGTTCTCGCCCATATCGCCGAAACACCTGTGGCAAGAGTCGAAGAACTGCAGCCCTGGAGTCAGGAACTGAATATCCCGACATCGGCACCCATGTCATGATGCAGAACGAATAAGGTTCTTGGAGAAGATAAATTCTGGCCATTGAGAGAAAGTCAGCCAATTGGATTGCATATTGCACACGGTCAAAACAGATAAGGATTGGTCTCACTTACACCATATCAGGCGCACCGTTCTCTTCGCCTCTGTTCGCCAACCGGTTGAATATGATGAAAACCATCCTGACGATCGAGAACCGGGAGACGTCCCATATTTACTAATTCTTGAAGACCGGGCGGTGGGAGTAGTGCGCATCGATTATTGGGAAAATATTGCTGTGGTCAGACTTGTTGTCATTGTCGAAAGTGATCAAGGAAAAGGGCACGGAAGACAACTGAAAGCGCTGATTGAAGCTGAGGCAAAGAAGCATGGCGTAGTGACGCTACGTGTAAACGCAGCACCGGGAGCCGTTGGATACTACGAAAAGAAGGGTTGGCGACATGCAACCTGGAACGTCAGTGAACTCATCAGTCTCGCAAAGTATTGCGTCCAAATAACTAAGGTACTTTGACCGTGGCTGCACACACCGAAGCCGTGAGCTTTACCGGACGGCTAAACTCCAACAGGGCGAAGCTTGCTGATGCTTGTTATCATATCATAATGCGTACCGGTATCCTGCTGAGGGCTAAAATAAATTCATGACAACGGCACTAACATGGTTCTTGGTAGTGGCCCTTGGCGCTGTGTGCGTCGAGCTGGGTATTCTCAATTTCTACGATGCACCGGAAATGTTCTGGCCGGCACCCATATGGACGCGCGGCCAGGCAGCAGTTGCCGCGGGCGTTTTGCTCGCTCCGTTGATTGTCGCGGTGGCCGCCGGGGCGCGTCTGCGCAATTGGTATCTGTGGTTGGGACTTCTGTTGGCAATTGGCTTCATCCTGGAAGTCCTGGCAGGCAGAGGTGGTAGCGGCTATAGATTTGTAGGAGGCGCAATCGCACTGACCCTCGTCACAGGTCTGTGCGCGCAAATCCTCGCAGCAAAATTGCTGAGCCGTGTCCGGAATAGCGGGCATGCTCCGTCCTGGTGGTTGAGCACCATCGCCGGTGTGGTGTTCACGGTTTTGGCAATAGGCACGGCAGGTTATTCCTGGTCGATCATGGAGGGCCCTTTTACCTTGCGCCTGTCGTTCGCCCAGGGTCTCACTGCGGACCAACAAGCCAGACTGATGGATGACGCCACCCGACGGTTTCAGGAAGTGCCCGAACTGTTGGGCAAATCTGAAGGCATCGAGACACTTGATGTATATACCGGTCGCGCCGCCGCTGTTGATCCTTCCGCCCAAGCTGACGTCGATGCCAAATCCCGCCAGCGCATTGCCGATGAACTGGCGGCACTGACGGTACTGTTCCACATTGTGCCCCGGCAAAAGTCATACCGGGGAAAACGGCGTCTCCAACTGATCAATGCCATAAAGTCCCGCCAGGATATGTCGGACCATCCCGCGAGATGTCTTGTGCTCGATGCGAACCCGACATTTCCCGCAGTGTTCGATCAGGCAACCTACCAGTATCGCTCACAATCTTTGACACTGACCGAAACCGCTGCAGGTCTGGGCCTGGACGCAGATGATATCGCCAAAGCCATGCACGAACAGCGCAGCCCTGGGGCACTTGGGGACATCGGAAACATTACCGTCCGCCTGCCTTCCGGCGAAAGTGTCCCGTTGTCGTCAGTGACCAAGATACGGCTCGTCACCGACACCTTGCAGCGAAAGGATCTGCCGAACGCTGAATGGACGCCCTATGTCAAGCCACCGGTCGGGTTCACAATCACAGCCGATAGCGCCAGACTTTCGTCCCTGAGTATTACCCTGGGAGATCTGCGCCGCGCGGTCGCCGATGCACTGGGCAACGGAGACCCTCAAATGGATGTTGCGTTTCTTATGCATATCGTTGTTGCCCGAATGGGGGACAATACGGTTCGTCTGCAAGACGTAGCGAACATACACCGGGAAAGAATCAGCCAACCCGACGGACACCATCAGGACATTCCTTACGCCATCGTCATCGCCCGATAACACCCTTGTAGGAACGCAATCGGTACCGTTGAGAGGAATTACGATGACACGGCCGCCGAAGAATGAAACTGGTTGGGCAACCAGCAACTACCTGCGCCAGCAAGGTCGAGTTCACCGGCCACACGAACGCCAAGAAAGGGACCGACGAACGAACCCGCTGCGCGGGAGGGCGCTAGTGGCAAGGACACTGCAAATCCTTGACGGTTTTGTTTTGATTGAGCATTGGCGGTCCTGAGCGGACCATTGGTTCCTTTCAACCAGAAGGAACCAGGCGATGATCGAAATTACACCCATTTCCCCAGTCAGTAGGTTGCGCCAGCGACTGATCGAAGACATGAATTTACGCCATTTCTCCAAGGAGACGCAACGCAACTATACCCGCGATATCGGGCGTTTCGCGTCTTATCTCGGACGCCCTCCTGATACGGCCACTGCCGAGGATCTGCATCGGTTCCAGATCGAGCAGTGCGAGTCCGGTGTCCCAGTGCCGACCATGAACAACATCGTGTCGGCGCTGCGCTTCTTCTTCACCAACACGGTTGACCGACCGGATCTGGCCCGCAAGCTGGTCCGGGTGAAGAGCAGACGTAAGCTTCCAGTCGTTCTGAACCGGGACGAAATTACCCGTCTGCTCAACGCGACTACCTGCCTCAAGCAACTGGCGGCCGTGTCGTTCGGTTTTGGCGCTGGCCTTCGTGTCGCAGAGATATCAAAGCTCAAGGTCCGTGACATCGATAGCGAGCGCATGCTGATCCGGGTCGAACGCGGCAAAGGCGGGTAGTATCGCAATGCCATGCTGTCCAACGACCTACTCACCCCGCTGCGCCATTGGTGGAAGATCGGGCATGAACAGGGGGTGATGCATCGCGACGGCTGGCTGTTTCCAGGACAGCATTACTCGAAACCGATCAGTACGAGTCAGCTCCACCGCATCGTCGTTGAAGCGGCACGGGCGGTTGACATCCGTAAGCGAGTTTGTCCGCACACTTTGCGACACAGCTTCGCCACCCACCTGCTGGAGGACGGCATCGACATACGGGTGATCCAGGTTCTGCTCGGGTATGCCAAGCTGGAGAACACCGCCTTCTATACCAAGGTTGCTACGCGCACGGTGCGCACCGTCGTCAGCCCCTCGACAAGCTTGGCATCTTCGCAGTCGGAGACCCCACGCCCGATGGCTAAGGCGTGTCTGCCTCGCTTGAGGTCGCCGATATCTTCCGCTCTGCCGGACCCGCCTACCGGGCCTCACACGCCGAGCATTCCAACCGCTGCGATGAACATCAGCACCGTGCGGCCACATCACTGACAACACACGAAACCGGCAGTTGGCGGTGCAAAAGTATCAGACGATACGCTCACTCAAGCGACCAACGCAGTGAACAAGACCGGCCGGAAATAGAAATCCCCATAGCCCAGTGTCTGGGCCCCGCGGGTTCTGTCCTTGGGGATATTCGTACGCCTGACGGCACCCGAAACTCTTCACGTTAGGAGACTGGCTGGTTCCCGCTTGGTGCGTGACAGAAGCAGGCGTTCGTATAGGTGTCCGCATTTTCAGATAATTGACGACCAGATTGTTGAGGTCCCGAGTTGATTTCGTCTGGTCCGCGAGATTGGGGATAACAAATGTGAGCGTTGTCCCGATGAGCGTAATGCCCCCGAAGTTTTCCCTGACTGCCGTGGCCGGTGTGTCTGCACCTCCTGCAGCTTCTTCCAAGGGTCCAAAACACCGTGCTGCAATGCGCCTGCGCAGCTCAAGGGTTTAGACTTCCGGTTTGACTTTAAGCGATGATTGCAGCCTTTTTTCGAAATCGTCATACAAGACGAGCGCGGTGCCCCGCTGACCCGTTTTCGAAAGCGCTTCCATGGAATGCCGCAAGGCACTTTCGTTATAGGGGGCCTGGTTCAGGCGCCACGACGCGAGCTTATCCAGACCCGTCCAGTTTTCATTGGCGAGACAGACCGCCGAGGCGCTTTCCATGCGTCTTGTGATCCTTTCCGAAAAGGATCCGCGTTCGACATCAAACCCCTCCTGAAAGGCAGGGTCGACTCGGCCGGTATTGCCAAAGAGCTCTCCAGCGGACATGGCGGCTGCAGCGACCGGATCCGTCTCCAAGCTTTCAAATAGCGTTTCGACATCGGTCCGAATTGCTCCGTTCTTCAGACTGGCCGATCGGCGGTCGACCTATAGCTTTGCGGCTCTGACATGTGCGAGCGCCTTGTTGGCGTGATAGATCGTCTGCCGCAGGGAGGCACGCACCTGACCCTCCCCGCGCTCTCCCCAAAAGCGCGCCGCAAGCGTTTCGCGCCGCAAACGTCCTTCAAGGGCAAGAACAGCGATCAGGAAGGCGGCATGCCGGGTCGGCAGCACCAAACTTTGTCCTTGAACCAGAATGTCCAGCTTACCCAGCAGCCGGATTTCAAGGATCTTAGCGCGATCCGGGACAGTCGGACGGATGGATTTTTCTGCCACGGACAGGGGCTCGTGTCCGTGCCCAGGTTCATAGACGGGGACGGTAAATTTCAGCACATTGTTCATGGTCTTGCCTCTTACCGGTCGCGAACAGGATCAATGCAACGGTGAAAATCCGTTGCACGATTGACCGCTCCTTAGATTTTTTCCAGGGACGTCCGCCCTGCTGCAGAGAGGAATTGCGTTTCCGTCTCCAGCGGCGGGAGCAAACCGTGGGCTTCATTGCCCTAAATGCATCAATGCGCGTGGCAACAAACGCTGGTTTCGGCGATCGCCCCTATGTGGCGATGGTCCATTCCGCAGCGGCCACCTAGCTGTGGTTTCTAATCAGGTTGTTCCCTTTTGGGGCCTGAAGTGGCGTTTTGCCTTTGATGCCCATGTGTGGCCACTTGGCGTTGTACCAGTCAAGCT